GCGTCAATGTCGATTGCACCTTGTCGACTGTCCATATCTATTGTGCCGGAATCGTTCTTGAGATTTAATCCCGTTGAACCTGACAATGTCAATGCACCGTTTGTTGTTACGTTAGACGCGCCGACACCATCAATTGAGAACGTGCTTGTGCCATCAATAGTGATCGCGCCGGTAGCATCAATATCAAGTGCTGCGGAGTTAAGATCAACCAGTTGACCCGTTCCATCAAGACTGAATGTTCCACCCAGTGACTTAAGCGTTAACGTACTGTCAGCAGCTTCACCGATAGTGATAGTACGCGTACCGTCAGTACCAATGTTGATATTTTGGTCGACGTCGTCGGCACCAATGCTGATTGTACCAGCTGAAGAGTCGACTGTAACATTGCCAGATGCGTTTACATCGAACGTTGTTGAGGCAACGGCGACGCCTGCAGCTGATGTTACATCAACCTTGGAACCTGAAAGACGTAATCCGTCAGTTTGTGACCCGTAGATGAAGTTGGCAGTTGTGCCGGCACCGAACATAATCGAGCCAGAAACGCCCACAATATCTGTATTTGGGTTATACACCAAGCCCCCATCAGATGAAACACCTGAGCCGTCACTGTTACCGAAAGCAATTTGATTTGCTGTGACACCGCCACCAGCGACGGAATCGACGTATGCCTTGGTTGCAGCTTCTAGGTTATCTGCAGGTGCTTGACCCAGATAGACACGTGATGCTGACAGGACGAGTCCTGCACCGTTGTCAAAAATGATTCCGTTAGCAGCGCCGTTTGAACCTGTGAAGGCTGCAGCACCTTGGAAATTTAACTGGCGTCCAGTTAATTTTGTTGTAGCCATTATTTTTCTCCTTATTTAAATGGCTTGCCATCCTTTTTCTGACGCGACACGCAACGTGCGTGTGCACCGGTACTTTGGAGGTCTACATTGGTATTAGGATGTCTTGGGAATGGAGTGAGGATCAGGATGTGATTTTTATATTTTTATATTCATATCGATGATGCGAGCCTCTTGAGTGCCTTCAGCGACTCATGGAAGCTCCGCTCATCCGAGTTTAAATATGCGATCATCATCGATTTTGAGAGATTTTTTTCATCTTTAAAGATAAAAGTCACGATACCTCGATCGTTCTTTCGAAGGTCTGCCAGGACTAACCCTTTGCTCTTGCAGAAGGCAGCCAGGGCCAAATCAGTTGTCTCAAATATCTGTCCTGGCAAAGCATGATCTCCGGTCTTTCGCGCTAACGGTAGTAACTATAGAGAAATATCAAAGATTTTATCTTTAGTGGGTATTAAAATGGGAGAATAAGCATCAGAAGCCCTGAGATTACCTATGTCATACGTTGCCGGATCTCTTGTTTAATTGCTTGGCCTGTAGATTGCTGTGATGACATCATCTGAAAAGGGTGCAAGCCCACTGTTAAAGTTTATCTCACTTCCAGTCAGGGTGTAGTCGTTAGATGAACCCGAAAGCTGGAGAAGCCCGTTTACAAATAGCATTAGATCTGTGTTATTGATAACAGCATTACCTAAAGCGAATGTCAGGTTTGATCCGTTCTTTGTCCCGGAAGGTTGTTCTCCGAAAACAATAGCCTGTTGCCATACAGCTTCTGTTGATGATTTAGCTACCAAGACGGAACCGCTAGAGGGGGCATTTGAGGCACTGATGTGTATTGTAGAAGAATTTGTTGCTAGCGTGCCTACACCCAAAGATGATGTGAGTGCTCCTTGGACGGTAACCCCTCCGGTAAAGACTGATCCTGTCAGAGTTGCGACTACTGAATCATCTACGTCGACTGTGTAGGTACTTCCTGCTCCACCGTCTGTGGTTGATAAGCCTGTACCTGCAGTGAACACGCGTTCGCTGGTTAATGATCCTGTCGCTGAAAGCACGAGGTAAGTAGCCGACGCGTCGCCGCCGGAGGTTGAATCAGAATTCAGCTGGGATAGAACAACATCGACAACATCGTAGGGGTTAAGAGAGAAGGCGAACGATATCGATCCGGAGGAGAACACCGTATAGTCAACCGCAGCGGAGTCAACTTGGGCGCTAGTTCCGGATAGAGTGAGCATTCCGTTAAGGTACACATCAATAAGGTCGGGATCATAAACAACCTGAGAGAAGTTTGACTGGGGCGTTGAAAACGGGGAATCAGCTGGATGTGATGCAGTGACAATATACCTCTTCTTGTTTCGCCCTTGTATTAAAGAGAGGTCAGATGCAACTGTAAGACTATTCGACCCTGTGGTGAGCGTAATCCCGGTTCCCGCCTCAATTAGCTTGTAATTTGAAAGTGATCCAGTAGCTTCGGTAACTACGTAGTGTGCTGCAGAGTCCCCGGAACCTCCGCCTCCGGCGGTTGATGATATCGTAATCTGGCCGTTTGAGGCTGACAGAATTGTTATATTTGAACCCGCTGCTAAGTAAGACGAGCCGTCAGCAAGGCGAGTTAATGAACCACTCAGGCCCATTAGGCCGTGCAGCGAACCTGATACTGCAATATCGCCTCCAAATACCGATGTACCCTTGGTGGATGTGGCTCGAGACCCCACTGCTCCCGAGACAAAGAATGCGATATCGGCTGCCTGTCTTGGTTGCATGGCTCCAGCATGCATGGTAGAACCTGAAAGAAAGATTACTTGTCTATTGCCTGCTGAATAGTGACCCCCTAGTCTCAGCATCTCCTCGACAGTAGAGCCATTAAAGACGTTGAATATTAAGTCGTTAGTATTGGCACCCTTTACAATAGAAGCTCCGACGACTCCTGCAGCGCCTGCGAAGTCCAAAGTACTGTCTTCAGTTTGGGCCTCTCTTTGTATTCTGATTCCGGGGCTTGAATCCTTCACATGCAGAGTGGTTGCGGGCGCATTTAATCCGATACCCACACTATCAGAGCTACCTTGAACAAAAAGCGTGTTATCGTCATTACTCGTCTTGACTTGAAAATCAACATCTCCTCCGTCGCCGATAGTCACGATATCCTGCGTGTGCTCTCGAAGAGTTAATAATGTTTCGGTGCCTGCAGCAAACGTTATCTGGTCTGCTTCAAGCCTCATGTAGGTATCGGTATCATTTCTATGATAAATGTACTCACCCACCTCCATATTTCCACCCACGGAAAGCTTGTAAGCGGGAGTGCTGGTTCCAATACCAACTTTCCCTTCAGTTGTCACAAACACTTGACTTCCAGCAGCAGCACCCTGGTTTAATGCCAGAGCTCCAGAAACAGTAAGATCTCCGCCGAATACTGCACTTCCTGTTACAGCTGAGCCCCTAGAACCTATAGATCCGCTGACAAAGAAGAAGACATCGTTTCCGATATCACTGGGTGCATCTGGTGCTGCAGGGGAGGATTGCCCACCCACAAAGGCTGTAGATCCTGTGGTAAAGATCGAACGGTTCGTGGTGCTAGAGAAGAATGTTGGCCCAGAATCTCCTCCACCTCCGCCGCCTGTTGAAGAAATAGTAATCTGGCCGTTTGAGGCTGACGTTATTGTGACGTTGGAGCCCGCAGCGAGATAAGACGTTCCTCCCGTTAGGCGTGTGAGTGATCCAGATAACCCAGAATTGAATTTAGTGGCTCCTGTGAATGTCGACCCGGATATCGTCGCGACAACGCTGTCGTGTACACTCAGGGTTACTGTGGATCCTGCGCCGGCGTCAGTGACATTGATGCCTGAGCCCGCTGTCAGCACTCTTTCTGAGCTTAGGGAGCCCGTTGCGGACATCACGACATAAGATGCTGCTCCGTCTCCTCCACCTCCTCCGCCCCCGATGGAAGCAGATAGATAATCACCAATATAAATGAATCCCTTGGCGAATGCTGGTATTTTCCCAGAATCATAGTCTTGCAAGAATAAGATTCCATTGTAGTAATCAAAGGTCCAGTCGACTTCATCAAGAAGAGGAATCTCATCTCCGATCTCGTTTGCATTTCCGGAGTCAGCTTCATAAATCTTAAGAATGTAAGGATTGGGAGATTCTTGCGAGAAGTTGGGAGGAATAAGCTGGAGCCTTCCGAGAGACTCGTGAACAAGGCTTCCGTCTGTGAAAGGAGATTTTCCCTTCTTGGGGTTACTTGACAGGGCTTCATAATTACCTGTAAGGAAAAGCTTGTAACCATGCGGACCTGCACTTTGACTTCCGTCGCCGCCGCCTCCTGTCGCAGAATCTGCATCGTACGTAGTCCCTGTAATAACAGCAACAGTGAAGACAACATACTCTGCAGTGCTTCCGTAGATCTGGTAATCTATTCTCGATCCAGAGGCTGGTACATCTTGCCCAAAGATAGTTTGCGTACCCACCTGGATATTTGATCCGATGACTTCTTGCGCATCAGACTTAATATTAGATGTATTCGCACGACCAGATAGCTTTTTAAAAGCGTATTGTACTCCGGTTCTGTCTGTCTTGCCTGCCATCTTATATCCTAGGTATACGCAACTTGAATTCGAGTCACAGTCCCTGTAAAGTCTTTATCTGAGACTACTCTTATTATAACATATTGTGGCGTTGACGCCGTCCCATCAAGGGTTTGCCCATTAAAGGTGCAAAGATTTGAAGCTCCTGACCCATCAACGGTAGCATCCAAGTCTCCACTAAGCCCGCCATCACCATCAGCTACAGGACCTGCACCTGGTGAGGGCTTTGCTAGATCTAAATAACCTGTCTTGCTCGGTATCTTGACATCACAATGAATGTTTTTATTTGCACCTAAGCTTCCTGAGTTCGCCCCTGATCTTCCTACCAGAGTTGCATCTCCGTAAAGGGTTATAGTAATTTGGGGTGTATCAGAAGTAGTATTATTTTTAAAGTATCTCTCATATTCTCTGTGGCTTATTCCTAACGAGCTATAGTTTGGATTACCCTCTGGGGCCTGTAGAGATCCACCATCATCGGAAGATCTGTAGTCTCCTCCAAGAACCCCAGAAATCGGTGATATTATCTGATCGTTGTACACAAGCATTCCCGCGTAATGGCCTAGATCAGAACCGTTGTTCATTGAAGCAGAAGGTTGCCACTCAGCTGAATCTGCAATAACTGAATTTTGTGTGCTGTATGTGCCTGACTTGATCCTGTACTTCTCGCTGGTGAAATACTCGTTATTATTTAAATCAGAAGTGTTGGAGCTTGTAAATACTAAGAAGACCCCCTTGGCTAGCCCAGAGCTAGTGATATCGCTCTTTAGCGGATGCTTGACTCTAACAGTTCCTGTGACAGAGTACGCGGTTGATCCATACGGTCCCGGGAGAGATTCACTTCGGCTGAATGATATCGAGTGCGTGACAAAAATTGGCAAGGTTTCAGAGTTTGAAACGCCTGTTTCAAGGGATGCAAGAGTAGAATTGTCCCCAGAGTCGATCTGGTTGGTGACGCCCGAACCTGTTATCATAATGCTGTTGATAGTGAGATTAGTTTCAGTCGGTGTTGTTACAGCTGTTGACAAAGCCGAGTACACGTTCTTGTATCCGTTATCAGACTGATATCTTATTGAAGAAGTGCAATTGACAAAGTATGCGATGCCACTTTGATAATACGGACTAGTTCCTCCAAAATTACCCATTGAAGCACTGCTTATACTAAGGGCATTGCTATCATTGTCGTTAACCCACTCAACATAAGTTGTTTCTCTATCTGACCCAGTTACTGTGTGGACGACTCTGGCGTAGTTCCATCCATTTCTCTGGTCGCTTGTTCCAACACGATATTTTGCAGTTCTGTAAAGTTTAGTGTAATCTTTGACACCGTTGCTAAATTCTGCAGGTGAGAAAGTGCTTACGTTGATAAATCCAGATCCATTACTTCCGGTTAGAACGGCGGTTCCAGATCCGGGGCTTCCGGTTCCTGTCGATCCTGTAAGGTAAAGTGTGTGGACTGTGCTCCCATTAACTTCAAGCCTAAGGGATCCTGTCCCTGCCTGATCAAAAGAATTTGCAACATAATTGGGACTATCTGCTGCGACTTGCGGATTGAGATCTCCTTCAAAGATGTTAGTTCCGTCAAAAGTACCTAGCCGGAAATTATTACTGCTGGTCGCGACCTGGTAAGTTCCATTAACATCAACAGCAGATGCAAGTCCTGCCGAAGCTGCAACACTGGTATACCCCGATATTGCCTTTGATGATCCAAATGAAAGCTTGGATGTTACGCCCACTTCCTCTGAGTCGAGCCTTGAAAGCGTGGGTGCTGACTCTGTTGTACCTGTCCCAGCACCGAATGTTACTTCGATCTCACTTATATTCCCGGTCCAGGCTTCATCAGCCTCCACCCTCATTAGCAAATATTCGTTATTTGCAATTCCCTGTATTCCAAAGTTAGCGTTATTGTTAGCATTTAAAGAGCTGTCAAATGATCCATCAAGGCATCCATCATTATCTTCATAGCTCCCAAAACTAAAGGCAGAAGAAAGATCCATCCACCCTGTAGAGCCAATTGACCCTGACGCCATTTTTAAGAATATTCTCAACCTTGAAGAATTTAGAGATGTTGAAGGGCCTACTATAGTTCCGCTGCCGCTGACTGCTATCTTTGCGGTATACTGTGTTGATCCAGTCTCATTCTTGAAATGACGATAGAAAGTGCGCTGACCTGAGACACCTGAATAGTTTGGGTTTCCTGCAGGAGCATACTGGATGCTTCCACCGTCCGCAGTATTTCGGAAATCTCCGCTTAAAAGCGTATTCGTAGGAGAAAGAAGTGACGAAGAAAAGAATTGCAGACCATCGGTGTGTCCACCGTTACTAGCAGTCATAAATACTTCAGAGTCCCACACATTAGAAGCATTAGTTACAGCTGCCTGATTAGCGTATGTACCTGATATTACGCGGTAAGTCTCTTCTTGGAACTTCTCTCTCTGTGAGGTAGAGCTTCCTGAAAGACTGAAGAGCAAGATTCCATCAGTTACTGTATTCCCGGCATCTGATAAGTTCGCCTTAAAGGGATGAGTAACATTAACACCCGCTGTTACTGAGCTTGTAAGCATCGTCGTTGATGTGATGCTACCTGCCCCTGTCAGGTGGAGAACTTTTGTGTGATCTTCGCCGGCGCCAATAGTGGGCTTCGCTTGTGAGGCAATCGAGCAGTTGTGCGTCTCAAAAGAGATTGCTGTATTATCATAGACGTTTCTGTACGCATTTGAAACCGCGACTTTGTAGCTGACGTTTCCAGAGATGTAGTATTCTACTCCTGAGAGATGGCGGCTCCCCGAAAGCTGCGGCGTGAGAGAATTGGAAGAAGCAGCTAATGCGTCGGAATTAGAATCATTTACCCACTCAATATAGTTGGTTGTAGACGTGGCCCCATCAGCATAATGAATGACCCGTGCATAGTTCCAGCCATTTCGCTGACTATCTGCTGCTATCAAGAATCTTCCGGTTCGGTGCTGGAAGAACGTAAAGTCTGTTCCGTCCTCTTTGACAGCCGATCCTGTGATAGATAAGTTGGTAAGCCCAGACCCGTTAGTATTCAAGTAAGTTCCTGATCCGGATCCTGGCGGATCGATTCCTCGGGTTGTAAGGCCCGTAGTGCCGGATAGACTTGCTGTTGCGATTACGGTTCCATTTAACTCTAAGTGAACATAGCCCTGCTCACCGCTTCCGAAGCTTTGTGAGACATAATTGAGCGTTGCACCAGAGAACCCAGCGGCGATGTCGTCATTTAAGACACCTGACATGCTTTGGGTAAGATTGTAGGCCGCCGTCCTTATGTTGTTGCTACTTGTTGCAGCCTGGTACAATCCGTTAACATCTACTGCAGAACCCACGCCAGCAGAAGACCCAACGTTAGTATAGCCGCTTATGGAATTCGAGCTACCAAAAGATAAGTAAACTGCATCGCCTGTATTGAAAGAGTTGACATCATCCAGGTTAGGTGCTGGGCTTGGTGCCAGCTCTTTAAGCACCTCGTTAATCTTATCGATTGCAACGCCCGTGTAGGTCTTGTTAGTAAACGTAGTAAATAAACCGTCTTCATAGGTTCCATCTTCTGGCGTACCAATGGTTCCTGATATCACGACTGTGTTACTGCCCTCATCTGTAACAATCGCATTATCAAATGAGATCGTAGTTACACCAGATACAGAAGGATCACCATCGTTCTCTTTTACTGTTATGGACCCGCCTCCACCCCCAGAGGAAGCGATGGTTACTTGGCCGTTGGAAGAAGAAGTAATAGTTATGTTTGACCCGGCAGCCAAGTAAGATGTCCCGTCAGTAAGGCGAGTTAGTGATCCTGACATCCCCCTAGGCGCATTGATATTTCCGCTTACTAAAAGATCACCGCCGAAGACTGCTGACCCTGTTATTGCAGTGCCTTTACTGTCGATGGCTCCACTCACGAAGAAGAAGACATCGCTTCCGACAGTTGTTGCAACGTAAGATGTTCCTAGTTGACCGCCAGCAAAGACCGCAGATCCCGTGGTGTTGATCTTTCCCGCTGCAGGAGATGTGAAGAAGCTAGTACCGCTTCCACCTCCAGATGAAGCAATTGTGATCTGGCCGTTTGAGGCAGAGGTTATTGTGACATTGGTACCCGCTACAAGATAGGAGGTTCCATCAGTGAGACGGGTAAGTGATCCCGATATTCCCGTGTCAAAAGAGCCTGTTCCCGTGACTCGAAGGTTGTCAGATATCTTGACACCGCCGGTGAATGCAGAGCCTGAGATCGTAGCTACTACAGAATCGTCGATATTGAGAGTTACATCACCTGAACTGCCTCCTCCCGTGAGGCCAGTGCCGGCAGTTACAGAAGTAATATCGCCAACAGTGCCGTCATTCGTGATTACAATTTGCCCATTGGAAGAAGATGAGATCGAGATTCCAGCTCCTGCAGCAAGATAAGAAGTTCCATCTAGGAGGTTTGTTAGAGATCCAGAATAACCAAGGGTTGATCTAATAGATCCCGTAACTCCTACATTACCTGTAAAGTTTGCTCCGGAGATTGTAGCTACTACAGAGTCATCAATCGCAAGAGTTACATCGCCAGATGAACCCCCGCCAGTTAGTCCTGTTCCGGCAGTAACAGCGGTGATGTCACCTGCATTCCCTGCGATCGTAACAGAGCCATTTGAGGCAGAAGTGATAGTAATATTGCTTCCAGCTATGAGATACGACGAACCATCCGTGAGCCTTGTCAGTGAGCCAGAGAGGCCTGTGTCAAAAGAACCTGTACCTGTAACTCTGAGATTATCAGATATCTTGACACCGCCCGTAAATGCAGAGCCTGAGAGCGTAGCTACTACGCTGTCATTGATTGCAAGAGTTACTGTGTCACCTGTCGCTGATGTTTTTATCCCGGTACCACCTGCAATATCGATCTTATGAGATGACGCTGTGGCAGTTCCTGAGTCTGTTTCTACCTGCTTCAAGACATTGTCACCTAGGCTGACATTGCCGCCGATGACCGTAAAGTCTGCAGCTGTAAATGATGCGACGCCCTTGTTAGAAGTAGAGGCATTCTCACCTGAGATTGTTACTGTAGAGCCTGCTGCAGATGTGTCTATGCCTTCGCCGCCTGCGAAAGTCAACGTATGGCTTGCTCCGTCTGCAGTACCTGAATCTGTAGACGCGGATTTCAAAACCTGCGTCGCTAAATGAAGCTCATTTGATGCAAATGCGAAATCATCTGTGTTGATACTTTGTGAGATTGTAAGGTTTGCACCTGAGCCACTATCTACTAGGGCAATTCCATTTCCTGCTGTCAGAACCCTTTCAGCGGTCAATGCTCCATTTGAACTAAGCACAACATACTGGGCATCTGTGGGTGCCCCGCTGGTGGCGGCTGCAGTTAAATCAAACTCTGTCCCCGAATCATTTTTAAAGTAGAGCTTACTATCCGAACTCTTTACAAAAACTTTCCCATATCCAGAAGTTGCCCCAGGAGATGAAGCTAACTCGTCAAAAGATATCGCGCCTTCTATCGTAATCTTCTCATTAGGCGATGAAGTGCCGACACCTAATTGACCAGTGTTGTCGATAGTCACGACCTCTGTGGAACCTGTTAGAAAATTAACGAGGTCCCCTGTGCCATCTTGCGTTACTTTTAGAGTTGTCTGCGTATTGTTGGCATTATCATCGTGAATATTAACCAGCGGATTTGATCCCCCTTCGGCTATATTTCTAGATACTTTTAAACCATAACCAGATGAAATGTCCTGTTCAAGATGAGTTCCATACCCATGAATATAGGCAGCAGGGTTAGAAGTGGATTCTGCATCAACCTCGAGCGCGTAGTAGCCACCCGTCTCATCACTGTTAACAAAGACCCCGCCTGTATTATCAGAATTAGAAACTTGAACTTCTATTTTTGCACCGGGTGATGCAGTCCCAATACCCACCTTTTGGTCGTTAGTTATGGTCAGTGCCAGTGCAGGGTCAGCGCCGTCTGCTGTAGAATTCTTAGTGTAGAACTGGAGGTTACCCTGTGAGTAGTTTCCATCCCTGTTATGAATTATCGCGGCGCCAATATTATCAGCTGCAGTGTCTACAACAAATCCGATACCAACACTTTTGTTAGTTGTCGTGCTACCATGCCTAAGCACAGCCTGATAATCTGTAGGATCGTTAAGATCATTATTGGGATCTACAGCATTTGAGACTTCTAGCTTGGCCTCGGGAGAAGACGTACCTATCCCTACTAGATCAGATGTAGTTGTCAGGTAAGCACTATTTGAAGACCGTGACCAGACGTTTGAAGATCCCTCGCCGCCTCCAGAGGATCCAGTCGTAAAAATTGCCTGTATGATGCTTCCAGATGGTGGCGAGGGATTGAAAATTACTTGATTAGACGCCTGGGCATAAGTGTAATCATTGGCAGATCCAGAAAGCCTCAGTATGCCGTTGACATAAACAGCCATTGCCGCGGCATCATTCGGAGTATTTGTTAGAGCGTACGTCGTCGTGGTGGCGCCGGAGTCTGTGCTAAGCTCTTCCTTTACCAGAACTTCGCTATCTTGTGCTATTCCCGTAATAGTAACTGACCCGTTGGACGAAGAGCTAATGGTTATATTAGTTCCCGCTATAAGATAGCTAGTACCATCCGTTAATCTTGTCAAAGATCCACTTAAGCCAAGCTCAGAAAATATGGCTCCGGATGTTACAAGATCCCCGCCGAAAGTACTGATTCCGAACTTGCTGTTAGACTTGGCATTAATAGACCCGGAAGAGAAAAAGCTTGTATCAGTTCCCGGCAGTTCACCAGAACCGACTCGGGCCGTAGCGGCACGGAAATCAATGACGCTGATCTTTGTAGCGCCGATCGTTTCGATCTTTCCTGTCTTTGAGTTAACAAAGAATTTGGTAAAATCTGCCAAGGATCCCTCAAATCAAGCTATTCTAGCTTCCAAACGTGGTTTGTGTGATATCGGAAAGAATACTTCCCTGGTTTAAATCATTAAGCATTGACTCAACTTGTTTTTCCTCGCCTTGCTGGCCGAAGCTTCCCGATGGGAATAGAGGATTAGAATCAAAGTATGGTCTTTGGGATCTAGCGAAAGGATCAGTGTTGCAACCTCTTCCCCAGACTCCTCGAAGGTTATTTCTAGTAAGGGCTTTTATGTTTTCAAAATCTGTTTTGGTCAAGGGTAATATTTCAGCGACTTCACCTGTTGCAGAAACTTTCTTAAATTCTATGGACACAGCAGAAGCTAACTGCCCTGGAATGTCCTTTCTTTCTCCTTCGTTGTCCCTAGGGTTAGGACTTTCCATTTCAAACCTATGCTTCTCAAATGCGCTGTACTGCCTTTGCTCAAACATATCCCGAGCTTGTCCGAACCTATCTCTTCGATAAACAGCGGAAGTAAATGTCGGTAGTGCACTTATGAGCCCGTACTTAAAGCCTCGGATCTCCACATCGTTGCCGATGTGAAAAGAGTTGTTTGTTCCTGTCCCCATATTTTTTACAGCACGAGGAAGGTTATAATCAATACTGTCTCCAAAGCCAAAGAAGTACTTAAGAAACTGCCTGCTTTGCTCCTGGAGGGCTTCATAAGTAGTAGTGTTCACAAAGTCCATAACTGTGTAGACTTGAGTGCTTGAGTCTCCTGAATCTTGAGGTCCTGCGAGGACTGTTAGCATACTAGCGCTTCTTTTGCGAGTTTTTCCGTTGTCGGTATTGGTAAAATCTTTTAATACTCTTGCTGCAGACGGTGATTCCACTCTTTCAAGGTTGCTTCCGCCATACCTGTCATCAAAAGGAAATGACCTTGGCCAAACTCTGTCTGACTTGGAAACGCTAGAATTGCTATCTGCACTGCCTAGCACATAATATCCCAAGGAGCTGTCAGGCGATATTGTTCCTACTGTGTTATTGAGCTGTTTCACAAAAGCTTGCTCATTTACCCTGGCAACAGTGTTCGGATCCACGAACAGGGAATCCAAGTAGCGTTCATTCAGATCCACCAAGCGAACGCCCCTTAAAATAGAACCTGTGGTACCTGCTTGACCCCCGACGACGCTGTGAGGTACTAGGCTTAACCTTCCAGCGCCTACCGTGGGATTTCTAGACTGTATTCCCTTCACAGCGTAGTCACTGTAAGACCCTGAATAGGTTTGATAATACTCTACGTTAAACTGGTCGAGGCAGTACGGTGTGCTATCTGTAGCAGAACTTTGAACGTCCTCGTGGATGGCATCCGATGTCAAGTGCTGGTTAAGCCCTTGGTGAAACTCTCTTCCATCGCGGATCATGGAGCCATATAGGACGAGCTTCCCTTGTCCTGGGTGTATCTGGAGCTTAAACTTGCTAACATCATCCTCAGTTGTATTAGAGTACTCGATCCACTTCTGGTTAGCCCAGTAAAAACTAAGCTTGTCACCGGGCATGAGAAGATAAGGTGAATCTTGTCGAACTTTATCGTATACCTGGAATCCTAACCCAGAAGTTGCAACATCAAATCTAATTATTTTAAGTGAGCCTGATAAATTTGCGGCAGCATTCGATCTTGCGAATGATCGCCCAGTAGAAAGAAGACCTCCGTCTATCCCGTTAGTAAGGCCGCTTCGGCCGCCGCCCTGGTAAGACAAAAACCTATAAAGATCATTACTGTTTCCCGACCACCCTTTTCTGCCTCCGCCGGAAGTGAAAGCTTTATGATACTGGAGTGTTGGCGCATATACTGGAGTATTTGCAGACATGCTAAGCACAAATGATCCCGTCGTTCCCCTGTATGAGTTGCCAGAAGGGGAAGGTGATGCAGGAACTTGAATATTCAGATCTCTTCTCTGCATAGGCTTGGTAACAAAATTTTCACATATTGCAACTACACCATTGGCGACGAGGTCCTTAGGAACAGTAATGCGTCGTTCAGCAACTGCTCGCATTTGCTCCATGCTATAGTTGGATGGATTTGTGCTGGGAGTACCTGTTTGGTTTGTCCCACTGTTAAAGTAAGTTGTAGCAAAGGAATTTAAAAGTCGAGAATTTTGGTGATGATTGAGGATCCCAAAATTGAAATACGTCTTTTCTGCTAGGTTATTTTGTGTCCCTAGGGGAAGAGATCCGCTAAACTCATAGGCGATTTTTTCGACCATAAAAGGGTGTCTTATAACAGAGCTTACATCAAAAAGCTGCGAAGAAGTTGCATTAAACTGAGTGGCTGACGGGAAGCCTGCGTAAGTAGTAGGATATCCGGACTGGAGTCGAATAATATCACTAACTGAATCTAGGCCTGCCCAGGATGTGTTTTGCCCAGGAACATATGCCAGAAGAGATCCCGTAGCGACCGCAGGAATAGCGTTAACGTAATCAACCGCACTTCCAGTAATATCACATCCTAACATCTCCCACTGGTTAAGATCGAAATTATAGTACGAGAAACCAGATCCAATAGGAGACGCCGACGATCCTGTCGACCAAAAGATCTCAGATGTGGTCGTGGGATTAAGGTCAATCTCAATCTTTGTTTTTGACCACAAGGGGTTCGTAAAACCTTGCCCCACTATAGAAGGAAGTGTTCCCGTGGCCCAAAATGCATCTCCTGTTGCCGTTTCGTCGGCGGCGTATTGGTTGGCTTCAACATAAGGAGTGAAATCGTCACCTGGGGTAAATCGAACCCGGGCGTCAGAGACCCCTGGTATCACACTAGTAGCAGAACTAGTTAGCGCTAGATCAGGTAGTGAATTAGGGGCAACCACCAGAGATCCAGAGTACTGACTTCCCTGTCTAAGTTGCTGCCCTAGGGTTACTTGAGCACTTAGGCCTGAATTTGTGCCTTGCTTTTGAAACCTTATCGCCGAGGTGTCGTCGAAAGAGGAGGAATAGTGACCTGTCCTGGAATCACCGAGCCGATATGTGGAAGGATAAGATCCTGTAGCATTATCGATTGACTGCAGATAGGGGCGCACTGGGAGCGAGGTGATACCAGTAGACCCTACGTAAACACGCTGCTTAGCAACATCTTTTATACCCTTTGAGGCATTGTAGAGCGCATTGATATCCTCTGCAGAGAGAACCTTTCCTGTCCAAATTGCGGCTTGCATGAACTCCATCGGTTGGTTGTTCATGTTTTCTGCTATTCTAAGGTCGCCGGCGCCTGCCTCCATAGCAACATAAGTTCCAGTTTCACTGCACGAACCCGAAATAAACCTACCGTCAAAGTAGAACTTACCTCTTCCGGTTTTGGTAAGTGAATTATTGTATGTGAATGCTATGTGGTGCCAAGTATTCTCAGAAAATAATGCGCCAGGGGACGCCAAGAAGTTAAGAGCGGCACTTGCAGAAACGTCAGAAAGAGAACCCGTGAGATCACCATCATGATAAAAGATTTTATATTCATTAGGAGAGAGGCCGGTTCCTAAGCCTTTCTGGACTAGCCCTACCGTAGAAGATGCGCTCGTTATTTGAACCCAAGTCGATAAGCTGAATGAGCTGTCTGTTGATCCGTCACCGAATGAGAGATCGGCGGCATCTTCCACATTTACATAGACAGTAGATGACTTAGGAAATCGAGCCGCGGAATTTACATTAGCTAGATTTAGAGAAGAGAAGGGTGTAGTAAGAGCAGTCTGGTTTTGACCGCCTCCGCCCGAGCCTCCTGAATCTTGGAATTCCACAGAGTGCCCTACGCCGGAAGCGTCTTCAGCTGTAGTGGGCACAGCGGCTTTTGTAGCTGCCCGAGCCCATAGAATCAAGTGCTCAGTAGGGTCTCCCGAAGAGAAGTATACGCTACCGCTCACTGACGTGAACTTCTTCTTTAGGTCATACTTTAATAGTCTTTCTGGTCTCTTCTTAGGCATCTCTTCTCAGGCCTCCAAACGCGATGGAGTCCACGTTTAATCCATTGTTTGTAAATATAAATCCTGTTCGTGCGGATTTAAAACCGTCTGGGATTAGATCTTCTGTGGATCCTGACACATTGTTAAGCAGCGCAGTCTTAAAGTCAGCATCTAAATTAAGACTGTTTATCTGGGCCTTTGTAAACATTCTGCTCTCAAAATCTGTCTCATCGAAGGGTACTGGGCCGTAAGTCTCATTAAAGTATAATTTCTCTCCCAGGGCATGTCTTCTATTAGGAGCAAAAACTGTACCTGATGCTAGAGACATACTGGCAGGATTACCTGTGATTCCAATACCTGCAACTCCAAATCCATCTACGAAAGGAGAATTGCCAAACACAGTCATTGGGATTAAGGGCTTAACCGTGCTTGTACCCTTCATATAGAAAGAATTTCCCTCCATGATATCCGCTTTGATTCCTGTTCGGGTATCAGATCCTATTGGATCAAGGGATCGAGAGAAAATCTTTGGATCAAATGCTGATCGGACGCTTGATAAAACTTCCGCAGTCCCGTTAAGGATGTTTCCTAGAATATATCGCTTATCTGCCTGTATAACTTCATACTCTAGATCGACAAATGATGAAGTTGCTATACTACCCTGAGCAAAAGCAAAAAGCCCTTCGGTTGCACCGATGTTTTCCATGTTTGGCTTCTCTATGAAGGGCCAAGCAAATTCTGAGAGCGTGGACTGCCCAAAAATATATTTTTCTTCAATGCCTGTATTCTTTGGATCAAAAGTTGGAAGTGCTGCCTGGGCGCGCTGATTATCTGTTAGTATTGAAACACCTTGACGATAAGGATCAATCTGGGCTGTGAAGCTCCCGGAGCCCCCACCAATAACGTACTCTTTAGCATGCGGGTTATATTTCTGGTCGCGACCATCCTGACCACCTGAGAAGCTCCCTGTTAGGGGAGACAGGGTCACGTTCAAGCTGCTTGAGAGAATTATAGTATTTCCAGCCTTACCGACTTCAGCTTGGGTGAGGGTCAATATGGTGGTCGAGGTCCCTGAAGTGATGATTGTTCCATTGTGGCCTGCTGAAGCTTCGATGCATGTTGTCAGATCATCTCGGGCCTGGGTCGCAGATGTTGCTCGGAACTCTCTTGCTGCAGCGTCGAGTGAAGAAGCGACTGTATAGGTCCTGCTTAGCTGGGCAGTATTTACTAATGTTATAGTGGCTCCGATAGACCCTGTCCCGGTAAACGTTAGTGTTGAAGTAGCAGCGACAGGTGGTATGCCCCCGTAGAGTCTACGAACAGGAAACTGGGCGCTTGAACCCGTTATCTGGTTCTCTTTTGATGAATTATATTGGAATTTTGATGTATTTTTACCTGTCTTCATCAGAACTTGCTCGCTCTTCCTTCAATTAGCTGTAATAGATACTGGCCCTTAAGATCAGTCCTAAAGTCTTCGCCGATATACTGTCCATTATACTGGTACTGAACTTTGGCTCGCTCTAGACTGTGAGGCTCTATAACAAAGTTAACACCTAAGAAATTAGAATTTTTTGGAACGAGTTGTTCAAGCATGGTTCCAACAGATGTATCAAACCACCTAAAGAATTCTAAAAATTGCTTAAAGCTTACTTTTTCCTCTAGCTTGTTAAAGTAATTATCACGCAAAACCTGGAGTTGGGGATAATCAGCTGAAAACTGTAAATTGGCTCCGCCAAGAGCGTCATCTATCTCGTCAAGCGTTCCAAACATAGTGACAATATCTTCGTTTAACGCAGACGTTACTGAGAAATCTATAGAGAACCTTGCGTCATCCTGGGGCTGATCGTTGGGAGGTATCTCATAAAGAGGAGCTTTTGCAGCGCTAAAATCAGTAATATTAGAAGAGCTTACAAAGCTTCGCGGTCGAATCTTGTTAGAGTTTTCAAGATCATCAAATGCGGGCGGAAGTGTAGTGAAGTTGACTTTCTCAAAATTAAACAGTGTCTTAGAAGCTTCAAAAGCAGATCCTGTGCCATGAATATTGTTTTGCGAGAAGTCTGTCAAGATAATCTGGCCGGAGGAATCTGATGCTGAGATCGGCTGGTCTATGGAAAGATCCATTCTTAGCCTTTCAAAAGCACCTGTAATCGCTGTGTTGAAATTAAAATTCTTTCTAGGGGCTTCAACGCCTACAGAAGTTGGATTCCTTACATGTTCTTTCCACTCAGGTTCAGTGAGCGCTTTTGACCAAAATCGGACCTGAGCTACTTCGCCGCTGAAATTTGTTATCTGGGCCTGATCATCAATATCTGGCCCGTTTAAGAATAAATTTGCAGATGTATCCAGAGACTGGGATCCGATGACAATAAACGATCCTGAGGTGTTTAGGGATCCTGATTTTTGGAAAACTACTTTTGACGCAGTGCCTGTCGGGTCTTCCTTGTAAAAAGAAGCTGTCGTGTAAGACTCAAATATCCTACCACCTTCTTGCTTGGCACATCTCAAGAAGTACGATGATGAGAGATGAGTTCCTGCCTGGTCGTTTCTTATCCTGCCAAAGGAAAGATTCCATTTTTCACCATCCATCACATCTGGCCCAGGAAGCGTTATCTCAAGAGGCCTCTTTGCAGCGGCAGTATAGGCATCTGTGGTAGCCCGAAGAAAGAGCTTAACAGAAGGAGACGCGCCGGACATCACTAGCAAGTTGGCGGCGACACCGTGCTTGGTAGAAGGTGCTGTTGTTCCTGTTATGTGGATTCTGGCCGCTGATTGTGTAAGCGCAAAGCTACCCGATACTGGGAATCGATATATTCCCTCATAAGACCAAGACCCAGATGTTAACAATCCGTCGGAGAGATCATTGCTTACTCCGTGGTAGCCACCAAAGGTTGTATTTGGCTGAACAAATGTACCTACGGGCTCAGGAAAACCTACAGACCTTCTCGATCCTGTCAAAAAGTCAGCTATTAACCGAGGAGATGATGTTGTGAATCCTTGCGCATCGATGGTCTCATTTCGGGTATTGTTCATTGACCCACTAAAGTCTATAGAAGACTGTATGGTTGATCGATTGGTTCTCATCTGAGCGAAGCTAAATTTTTTAGGGCCGCCGTATTCTTTGATTCTAACTAAGATATCAGGATCCAGGCCAGTAGCTCTCAAAGCTGCTTTGACACTGTGGATCGTACCTTTCGAACTAATGATATCCTTTATGTTTACAAGGAACCTTCTAAGGATCTGGTTCCTGATAGACTGCAGGCTTTCTGCTATGTTAGTATAGGTTCCCTTTACATTTTCTCCGTGAAAGTACTGCTCTGCGGTCGCTTTTGTAAGAATAGGTGGCGGTTCAAAACCGTAATGATTCACGAGGAACATAATGAATGAATCTGATAGCCCTTCATCGCTTGTGTATGCAGGATCTAAGACTTTAGAGAACTGGTCTGTGGATGTTTTAAGCTCGTCAAAAAACTTAGCCCACACAAAAAGCATTGCAGTTAGAACCTGTGAGCTGCCTAGATCACCAGATCCCGGAATTGAAGATCCGGTGTACGGCAGTATCAGGTCACCGTCTGTAGTGTTCATGGCAAAGTAATTTTTGCCCTCATCAAAATAGTGTGATGGAACAAGCCTTGTTATAAGGTTTGGATTCGCATTATCATATGTGCTAGCAGATGCCAGCAACTTTTCGTTAAGATCGATAACTTTTTCAAATTGTGGGAAAAGCACCGGATTGAATTTTCTTTCTTCAGACGAAAGAGCTGCCGGATAACTTGATGTAACCCTGTTATAAACCGTGTAGTTAGATACACGAGAATGCAGGGATTTTCCGCTGCTATCTAAGACAATTGAATTATCTCCGAAACTAGATGAGGGCTCATTAAACTTATAGTAAAGACGAAGCGGATCTGATGCGAATACATTTCTCTCTTGATTGGACTTTAATTGATGCTCAGTTCTTGCTTCTTGAAAAATTCTCACTTCGTCCAAAGAGCCAGAGAATGTCCTGCTGGGGGTGAAGTTTGCGCTATCATGCAAGATTCCCTGGTGAATGCTGCCGGTTCCAATAAAGAGAGATGAATTATTGAAGTCTATGGGCCCGAAAATCGCAGTATTGGAAGAAGTCCCAACAAGCTTAGAATTAAGATATAGCTTTAACCTGCCCTCATCTTTAGATCTGTCGTAAACAGCAGCAATGTGGCTAAATTCATTTTTAGGGATAGAAGCTGATACTATTAAGTTGGCGGACCCAGATCGTATTGCAAACATCACTTCGGCAGCCGTCGTAGATACGTTAGATTTCATAGCCATCGTGTAGCCGTTTGTACTACCAGAAACTTTTTGAAAAAGTACTTCATTACCGTTGGCTAGAGGTGCAGGGAAAATCTGAGTTTCTACAGTATAGCTTTTCTCATCCAGGGCGAGCACGCTCTTTCCAGATCGATCTGATGAGAAGTCGACAAAATCTGCACCTGAAAAGTCTTTTACTTCGATGTATGTCCCAGAATCTGCTGCTCCGGACGTCGATCCGGAGAATACGAGTGCACCTAAATTTGTAGGAAACTGTGAAAGAACGTAATTATCAAAACCCGTAAGGCCGTTCAAAAACTTTTCTAATTCTTTTCGTGATCCATCGAAAGGATAGTGATTAATAAGACTGTTAAAAGTGACATTGACATTAGCTTGGGCAGAATTAAAAAATGTATGATTTTGAAACTTGCTAAAATCAACCGGGATTTGTTGCGTTGATTTTATTCCCGTACTTTCATCGTAAATGAAATAGTCTTCATAAGATATCCCAGCATCAAGATCGGCCCGGGTAATGAATCTAACTACTCCTGCTCCACCGCCTTCATCCCTCACGACGGAAGGTCTAAAAACGCCTGGGCGCTGGTTTTGTAATCTGTCTTTCGAAGACATTAGGGATCTATCCTAAAAGTTCCTCCGACATTTTTGAATATTTGAGTTGAGTTATCTCTCTTTATCTTCACATCAATTGTGAAAACTCTTCCCATGTCCAGGTCGTCGGTAAAAATATCAAAATACATTCCTTTTGAATCGGTTGACATAAGGGTACCATTATATCCGTCGCCATCATCAAAAGGAATAACTACATCGTCTGAGTATGTGTCTCTAATTCTATAATAGCACTTGGTTAAAATCATGCTAGATCGATAAAGCGGAAGCTTAAGGGCTTTTACTTGTTCGTCTGCATCAAAAGCAACCATTCTTAGCCTAACTTTTTGTCCAGACTTATAAGCTCCCTTAAGATTTGCTATATTCAGGGTGTACCTAACAGGATCATTATCAAATGCTGTTGTATCAGAAGCCATAACTTTAAGGCTTCCCGTATGGTAACCTACTGTTTCATCTATAGACTGCCAAAACGTTGTGAATGTTACTGATCCGCTGTCCCTTATGAAATCCTCAAGCGTATTGTTATTGTCTACAGAAGAAGAACCAAAGCTATCAATTGCAAATGAAGCTGAGTATACGCCGGTGGCAAACAAAGTTCCTCCAGGGTAAGAGTGCTGCGATGCCAATACTACTTTCTGGTACGACCCCGTCTGCAATTTTAAATTCATGCAATCGTCGCCTGAGATCTGGGTTAGGGCGGCGCCTGATACTACGTTTGCCGCATGCCCTCTTTCAAAATTGTTTAGAAAGATTGATCCTGAGAGGTTAAAAAAGAAGGACTTATGATAATCTTGAATAGTATCGTCATATCTAACGTCTAGAGAGGGTTGTTTTCTTGTGTTGCTATTGTGGCGAGATGCAAAGCGCTTAACAAATCTAGATTTTGTATCTGTCTCTTGCGTTCCTGAAAAGGATATTCTAAATCCAAAATCAGGTATCTGGTTTGCTAATGTAGCAGAAACTACCTTTGTCACATCGACAGAAAGATCCTCAGTACCATCTAAGAAAGTCTGCTCGCTATACAAGAAAGCGACACCGTCGCCATCGTTTAAGTTACCAGACGATATTATATCCAGATCCGCTGCACCCAAAAGGCCTTGCTTATTTGCCCCTGTAAGGTGCCAGGTCGTGGGAGATGCATTTGTCACAGATGATGTGATAAAGTTGGCGGCGTCGATGTCTTGGAACTTTACAACATCTCTTCCTACTCCTTCATCAAATGATCGTGAAAGAGGAAAGACTGCAACCTTGAAATTAGAAGGAAGAGATTGACCCCCGTACACATCGTGAAGCTTTAAGTCGCATCTAAACGAAGTACTGTCTATATCAAGTATGCTTCCCGTGAGGGCACGCAAGGGATTCAAGTCAAATTTTATTAGAATCCGAGTAAGCTCAATAGGGGTATCATCACCAGCAATCTTATTCTCGTTATAAAGCTTAAAAAGATCTAGCGTGGCTGCTTCGCCTACATTGGAATCAGTTGCCCTAAAACTATTACGAATAATCTTATTAGTAATGTAAGTGTCTTTAGTAGCCTTTAGTCGTCTATACATCTATGTACCTCAAACTATCGCACCTTTAATATCTAGGCTAGGAAATTTAACTTCAAAAATTCCTCCCTCAGGAGGAAAGATCAAACCCTTGCGTGTATTAACAGGTATATTGTGGACAACCTGAGAGTAACTTCTAGTACCTTCACTGCCCGTCTTATTGACAACCTTTAAATCGACGACAGAAAGAACTCCCGGGGTGTTATAAACTAAATTGATCAAATCAGACTGCCTTATCGGTTCTCCGATTTGAAAATTTTCAACATTAGTGTAGTTAATAATTTTTCCAATACAAGATCTAAGAACTGCATCAGGACTAAAATTTGGATCAACTGCTATTTTAAATTCAGCTCCTATATTAACGATCGGTGCATCAAGTATGTCAATCGCATCTGATATCAACCTGAACTCATTTAGGTACGTCACTAAATTTTTCTTGAGAGCATCAGGAGAAAGTGTAAGCCTTCCGTCGATATCTCTATTGACTATAAAAAGAGAAGTTGCTAGAGGATTCCTGGCGCTGGCAGATACTCCAGCTCGGAAAACCCTTCCAAATGTTGAAGGCATCGTATAAATTCTAGATAGTAGATCTTGCTTGCTTACAATTCTATTTTGAGAATTTTTTGCAGCGGAGATAAGGCTTCTTATCTCCTCAATTGTGAGAGGATCTTCTCCTCCCGATGCCTCGGCATCATTCGTAACAAACAGCGATGCCCTAACTGCTTGGGCTTCGGCTGCTGTTGGAGATTTTTCAAATACCAGGATAAGTCCGGCAACTGAGCTTATTGATCTTGCAGATACGTTATGCGTCAAGCCTCCTCCGGATCTATATTGAACTTGCAGGGTTGTATTTCTAGGCGAGAGACCGAGCGTTCTTGTTTTTAAAAGATTGTTTGGGTCTATAGTGAATTTAGAAAATGTCTTCTTTCCAAAAAGAGGTAGCGCCAATTCAGATGGATCAGGAATAAGATCTCCATCGAGTGTTCCTGGATTTCCAGATCCGAATCGAAGGGTAGTCAATCCCGTGGTTGAAGATCCCTCTTTTACAAATCGACGAGGTGCCGACTTGATGGCAATCATGTCATTAACAATTTTATTGTCATCGTCTAAATTAGGAATTGCTGTAAATACAGTATCTTGCGTAAGGGCGTCCACTTCATAGTATTCGTTCCCGTCATCATCTCTAACATCTAGTATTTCGCTTACATTGCTATTAGCAAGAACGATCGTTCTAAAAGGGACATGATCATCCGGAATTGTGAAGTTTTCTGTCGCTCTTTCTCCTGAGACGCAAGTTCCTTTTCGTGATACAAAATAATTCTTAGGAGTCCCATCTGAGTTGAACTCGTTTACTTCTACTTCTGCTAAAAATTGATTTAACTCATTTCTTTCTGCAAAGTCTAGGTCTTCTGTTAGTTCAAATGTAATTCCGCTATCAGAAGAAACCGTTGTGCCCTTCTTGATCACGGGTAATGAGAATTGTGCCGGCTGGTAAATTGTTCCAACTTTTTGAGAAGAGACCTTTAATGTGAATGTTACTTCAGATACAGCGGGTGAGGCTCCTCTAATATCTACACCCGCGTTACGCGCGAGGCGTTCGATATTTTCTCTTTCAACAGCAGTTTCTGGATCAAGCTCTCTAAATTGGTGATCTAGGTAGAACGCAGTTACGTCTCCGACATATGCTGCCATGTCCAGGAATAAACCGCCAAGTGAGGCTTCTGAAAAGTCTTGGATCCTATCTGGGAAATACGTCTGGGCATAATCGAGTAGTTGTGAACGAAACTCTCCGAAGTCTTTGTTTAAAAAAGACCTGTTTCTAATCGCAGTCAACCTGTTTTTTGTATTTGTCGACAATTATTATCCTCCTGCAGTGAGCAAGACGCTCATCTTTTTACCAGTCACACCTAAGGCAGGTATTCCATACGCCAGGGTGATTGCTATGGTCGCAAGACTCTTACTTGTTGATCTATTGTCAGTTGCTACCTCAAAAGTCTCCAGATCAATAAAGGGCAAATATTTTCTTGCTGCCACCTTAATTCTTCTCATGCACTCAGTTTCAAAAGATGCGCCCGTTAAAGAAAAAAGTATGGGTTGTAAATTTGCACCAAAGTCATATAAACCTAATCTTTCTCCGTGGTTTGTCAAAATAAGGTTTCTTAAGTTATCCTCAATTTGATCTTGTAATGCGTAGTGCATCTCAAAAATATCTTGCTGCGTAGTACTCAGCCTTAAGGGAGTAGCAATACCGATAGGTGTAGGTGAAATGTCTGCTTGACGATTTTGATATTCGTCGAGTTTCTCACCCACGTTCTTAAAGCTTATAGCTGCCATTTTGTACACAACCCTGTAGATAACTAACTACTACACTGACTTTATTAATCAGTATTCATGCTCAACAGTTAAATATACTCTACATGAGAGTACTGACAATTGGACCTGCAGCAGGTGGAGCAGTATTAGCGCCTGCTCCCGTAAAGAGGGTACTCAGAAAAGAAGCGTGAATCACAGTAGCCATCGCATTGATCACATCATCCTCCTCACCTCCCGCTATTCCTACAGCAAGAGGCGTAACCAACAGAGGTGGTACAGCCATCACTGCAGCTCCTGCACCTGTGATGGTATTGATGGAATTTGCAAACGCAATAAATGAAGCCGCAACGTATGCCACGATCCCGCTCGTGATGGCAGTCATCGCCACATCTTGTGTGTTCATGCTGGTAAGAATAGCTGTCTGAAGCGCGGGCTTTCCCACTTGGGCAGTTTTCACTTTCAGCTTCGCGCCTGCAGAGGCTGCATCGGGTGGGGCTGGAGGTGCTATCACTATTAACGTCGAAGGTATGGGAATCATTATCTCGGCATCACTAGCATAGGTGATGATGGCATCTGCGATAAAGCCGGCGATGTCAGATTGACTATTCTTAGCCTCGCTTACCTTAACCTCGTTTCCCTGGTCATCTTGTGTAGTTTTCTCTTCTACTTCTCTGCCTTTTGCAAAAGCGTCTTTTAGACCATCTACAAGCTTTTGTTGGTCGAGCGCCATCTACTTAGTCTTAGCATTCTTACTGAGAATCGTATCCAGCTGGGCTTTAAAAGCTGATATCTCACTTAGAATTGCAGGGTTTAATATGCCCGGCCCAACGCCCGTGGCGACAAAATTGGGGGCATTTGTCTCCATAGCACCTAGCAGCTTTCCTAAAAAGTCTCTTAGCGCGTTTCCAAGAACTAGGGGTTCAGTGGCATTATTTCCGATGTAGACCTGTGTACCTTCGCCATTTGCACCCTCTTTACCAGAGCCAATGATCATCGATGGACTGTCGATGACTAATGTTCCGTCAGGATTGAACTGGATGACACCCTGGTCAATTGAGTGCCCATCTTCGTCTCTCGTACCTTCTTTGATTATGCGGATGCTGCCTGCAGTAGCAACATCAGTGGATATTGCACCTTCTTCGTCTCTTTCTTGAGCTGCAACTATTCTTATCTCTTTGGCACGTGATATCACGTAAGCAGAACTGTCTACAGGAGCAGAAGGAAATTCTTCACCTATCTTTGGAAGAAACTTAGGCTCCTCATATCCAAGGTTCTTGTCACCGTCTGTCTTCATAGAAATATAAACTCGAGAAAGATCCTTAATAAAGCTTATGTCACCCTCGTTTATCTTTTGAGACGGCTCATTATTGGGTTTTGCCCAGGATCTCTTTTCTTTCTCTGTTTCACCTTCACGGGCATTAGCAACCGTAGTTATTTTTTCTGGATCGAACTTAAAGCTTTCGCCCTCTCTAATCAGGGCTCTTCCGGCGACCATGTCAATAGTGCCTGCTTTTGCATCGAGGCGTGGTTTTTCAAGAGGAGCCTCAGATTTGTAATTTACGTTGGACTCACCGTTACCAGGATTAGGTCGATCCTCACCTACACAGATCAAAGCATTGTTAGAACCCTGAATTACTATATCACCCGGGCGCTTGGTAAATTCTGGAACAGGCTCTCTAGTCGTCCTTCTATTAGATTGAGATTCTATGTAGATTCTGTTGTAATCATTAGTGGCCGGCAAAGTGTAAGTGTTTACCAACCCTGGATTTTCAGGATCATTAGAATAAATACCATTGTGAAACGGCGGGGGTGCCAGCTGGGCTGGCCGTTTTCCTTTTTGCTGGTTAACATATTCCTGGCTTCGGCTTCGATCGGCGTGAGTGAAATTTATATCGTCTGCATAGTCAGGAGCTACTACTCTTGACATCCAGTATCCGCTACAAATTAATTCTCCGTCGACTGCAGAATCTCCTTGCGGTACCTCGCTCTTAGTTACACTGAATTGACTTTGTAGCGCTTCAGAGATAATCCATACGTTTTCTCCTGGTTTTACTGGGAGGGATAAATGCTGGGAAAAAAGAGGATAAAAAAGCTTTGCGCCGCCGGAGGCTGCATTTGTATCGTCTAGCAAGATAGCAATCACGGCATTTCTCGGAGCCATCTTGAGCTGCCTTCTAAGAGGACCTGGTAGACTAGTCTTCAAATAGGGAGTAGGAGCATTTCCGATCTTCTTGAGAAATACATCAAGAAAGTCATTATTTTTGAATTGAGCCGGGTTATCAACAATTTCCAGGACCAATGCCTGCTTGATGACTGTTGAATTTTGATTAAGTACGGGGAGGACGTCACCGCCATGTTTTAAATCTTCCATGCTCATAATTTACTCTGACGGCTTTATTTTTACTGTATCCATCTTGCTGTACACGTCGTCTAAGTCAATATCTTCTTCTTCAGCAACGATATCAGATTTTTGCATAAGCTCTGCTAGCTTAACAAGCTGGTCGTTTGACTTTGCCATTCTTTCTAGGTATTTTGATACTGTAGTTCCGTACAGGATATGTTTTTCCGGGTCGGCTGTTATTTCCTTCCACAGATTGGTAACCAGCATACTAGCTTTCTCCCTATCCTGGAAGGCATTCTGATATATTTCTGTCCAAATCTCTTCTTTAGATTTTGGATCATTCGAAGAAGATTCTGAACTCATCGTTTTCTTTCAATGCTCTATATTTTTTCTTAAGGTTGGATATCGTAGTCGTAAGCTGTTTAGGTGATAGTCCGCTCATCTCTCTAAGATAGACAAAAACTGCACGCTTATTTAGAAACTCTAGATCATTTGCGTTTTCAAACAGCGTAGTGATTGCGTTGATGCAAGCTTTTTCATTGTCAGTTCTCGCCTCTCCTGTGAGGTGCTTAAGCATACCAAATATCAGCCTAAGATCATCTTCTTTTACCAGAGATGCTACGGGACTATCGACTACATTTTTTTCTTGGTAAGAGTGCCTTTCTCCCGCAGAAAACATTCTTTCATCTTCTATACTTACGCTTCTCCTTAAAAAAGCTGTCTTCTGCTTAGACTTAATAATCAAAAAATTCTTTGCAACGACATTAAAATATGAAAACGCCTTTGTCCCTCTCGATGGATCAAACTTATAAAGCGTCTCATATAGAAAAGTAACGCAGTCATTTTTTAAATCCTCGTAAGATTCATGAAGTGATGTGAACTTATGAATGAAGATTAAGTTTTCTGAAAGCTTGTCAAATGCCGGAAGAATAGACTCAGTGTAGATCTTATTTTTTTCTTCATCAGTTTCTGCCGCCTGGAATTCTTCTATTGCTTTCTGCGTACCTTCATTAAAATACAGCTTTATCTGCTTTTTCTTTTGGGCTACTTTGGGATCTGTATTTTTTCTTCTGCGCTTACCTTTGCCTTTTTTGGTAGTTGTCAAATCTCATTCCTCTTCTTGATCGACTTCAACATTAGCCAAGTCGCTTGCGACACTCAGTAAATAGGTGTTGACCATGCCAATCTGCCTATGAACTTCTCTAATTTCAGGACTGTCAAAAAAAAGAGGTCGCTCTAATATCTCACTAATTACGCTGTAAGACTCATCTATCTTATCTAGCGCGATCTCGATCCTGTCTTCAAATTGAAATACAGCTCTTGCAAATCTAACTATAAAAAAGAACTGGATGGCGCATATTATACTTAATGTAATCAGGCCTATGAACATAGTAGCTTATAAAAATGCTCTTGGTATTTGCCCTGAATCGAATCAAAGCTGTGACTTTCAAGGATTACCTCCTGGTGTGCACGAGCTCTTTTATCATAAACAGAATAATACTTATAAAGCTTTTCTAACTCCTCAGATGCAGATTTTTCACTTGCTTCTGCCCACTTCATTCCCTTGATAAACAGATTACCGTCAACTCTGGAATCGCTAACCTCTACAAGATCGTATTTGATATTCAAATAAGAATCTCTTTTCATGTAATCAGTATGGGCTGACCAGCGTGTGGCGGCGACAGGAACTCCGCATGCAGCTGATTCTAAGATCGGTAGGCCAAAGCCTTCTCCTCTTGTCATCGTTACAAGGGCTTTAACTTTCGGGTGCTTATAAAGATCACGTAGATCGTCATCAGACATATTTCCATGCAAGAGATAAACTTTTGGACTTCCTTTGTGCCCTATAGATTTTAAGAGTGCAGTCAAAACTCCCTGAATTTGCTTAAAATCCATGATTGTAGATCGACCTACATTAGACTTTAGAATAATCCCGACATCTTCCTTATCTTTGAAAGTATTGACCAGAACCTTAAGCGTGTTGAAAATATTTTTTCTATCATCTTGAAAATTCATGGCTGTAAGCTGCCCGAAAACAAGAAAATTGAAGTCGGTGTTAAAGTCAAATTTTTCAAGATCTGGTTCTTGGGTGAGAACATCCGGGAAAGACTCAGGAATAACAATAATATCCTTGTTTATTCTTCCCGTATTTGTAAAGCATTTCTTGGCATGCTCTGACGGTACTACTACAGCGTGCATAGAGTTTACTGCGTTTATCCAGCTGGGATGACACCTATCTGTCTCTATTCCTGCAGTTATTCCCACATTATACTTGGCAATATTTTGCCACTCATTTGGAAGAATCACTTGGAAGGAAACGTCGGCATCTTGAACCTCTCCTCCCGAATATTTGAAAATCTTATTAATTAATCCCTCAAGTGCATCGCCATTAGTAAACCACGTAGTATCACCCCAGGGCACGCATTGAATTGTCAAGTTGATCTGGTTAGTTTCTGCTAAGCCGATGAGCCAGCGTGCCACTTGCCTGCTGTGAACTCCGTATCCACTTTGTGTAAGAACAGGTGCTCTTAAAACAACTTTTCTCATTTTCCTGACATCTCTTTCATTCTCCAGGGTTTATAGATTTTTTCCCTGTCATTTTTCCAGTCTTCGATGAGCTTTGTTAAGCTCTCATCCCACAAATCAACAGTCTTTTCAAGCTTGAATTCTGACAGCACATATTCTCTAGCTTTTTGCCCTAGTTTCTTTCTACCTTCTGGTCCGAGCTCATACATCTTCATAAAAGCCTCAGAAGTACTTTCATTTTTGCAGTAGTCTTCGTAAATATAGGGGACCATTTGACTCCCCACAAGAGATCTAACATCAGGATCTAGCGCTATTCCGTTCTCAGATCCATCTCTATGATCTACTACCTGCCTTGTTAGGCCTCCTGTCTTAAGTGCGATTATCGGTTTTCCACACTGCATTGATTCTAGGGTGGTTAACCCAAATCCTTCATTCAGAGCAATATTGACACAGAAATCAGATATGTTATGAAGGACATTCATTTGATTAAAGTCTATCCTCTGCGCTGATATAGAGACGTTATCTACAATACCAAGTAGCTCCATTGTGCTCTGTAGATTTGGGCCCTCTTGATCAAAAGGGTCAGTGTGCATGATCAAAGTTGCATTTCTATGACCGTGCTTTTTTTCCAGGTCATCTAAAAACATCTTCCAAGACATCAAGACATCATTCGGTCTTTTGCGCTTAGCGTTTCGATTAATCCAGATTCCAGTAAAGTGATCTAGTCTATCTTCACCTAAAAGAAGCTTTTTATTTGACTTAACCTCCTCGGGTTTCATAGGAAAGTAAATGTCTTCCGGAAGAGCATGAGGTATAAAATTAGTTTTTGTCGGGTGTCTCTGACTAACAAGCTCATAAGTCTTGTAGGAGTGGCAGTTAATAAGATCTGTTGACTGGTAGAACACATTATTAAACTCCGGATATGGATCGTTATCCCACACATGCCAATATGCGATGGGACAAACCTGATGTATCTCATCTTCCATCTGCCAAATCCAGACAAAAAATCGCGGATCTGTGAAAAGCAGAAGCACATCTGGCTTTTCAACTGCCAAAAGCTGTCGAATCATGTCTCTGTTGCCGAAACCGTCGACGGGCTTAATTAAGATATCCGGGTGGGGTTGTGCCATGTCATAACTTTCGTGCTTAATGGCAGCACCGAGTTGCCTGATTGTCCAATCACCCTTTTGGGCTAGCCCAAGCGATAAAAACCTAGATTGACACCCAACACCTGACGTGCTTAATAAGTGATCGCTCAACAATAGAATTTTCTTCTTTTTCATCTAGTCCTCAGGGTTGCGTATTATCATACACACACTATTAATTTTTATAAAAAATCAAGAACCGCTACAGTGCTCCGTACCTTTAAACTCACACCATCGGCATGCACTGTAATTTTTTGGAAAGAAGCCCTTGCGCACTGCAGCGAGCATGGATCTTACAACCTTGGTTGCCTTCTCTAGCTTAGCCTCAGAACCAGAAACTTCAACCAGCTCGCAGCGCTTTCCGTTCTTCCCGTCTCTCTTGAGGAGGACAAAGCCTATCTTTACATCTTTGGGATTGACATTGTGTTTCTCAGACCAAAAGTGCTTGTAAAGAAGAAGCTGCATTTGGTAATTAAAATCCTGCTTCTTTTGAGGTCTCCATCCCCAGCCGGCAGTTTTCCAGTCAAGGAGCCATATCTTTGGCTGTCCCTTCTTATTCTTATTGATGATAACTGCATCGATGAAACCCTTGAACTGCATCTCATCATTCTGGATTGATTCGTAGAGGTCTTCCTCAGCTTGAACACCTTTCCACCCAGGAAAAGTCTCGTCTAAGAAACCAGGGACATCGTCGAGAATGTCAGAGGCTATCTGCTTCCACTGCTCACGCTCAGGTGAATACTTACAAAAACCGTTGGCCTTAATATAGGCTGTGATCCCCTCTTGATTCTCATCCCAGTAATCGTCGATCTCCTTGAAAGCTAACTCCTTATTCATCTCTCTAGATTCGATATACTCTTCGCAAGAAGCATGAACACCGGTTCCAAAACCAAGATAGGGTGAGGGCTCAAAAGAACCGAGCTTGTCAATATGTAAAAGTTTATGCCGATACGGGCATTCTTTCCAAGCAAAGAGCTCAGAAAATGAGATATGGGGTTTACCGGTAGGGAATATCATATTCTAATAGTATACCAACTAATAAGAAAGTACAGTATCTTCTAATCGGTGGCTAGGTGACCACCCTAGGATTTGCGTGGCCTTGGAGATATCAGCCATAGTCTCGCGGGCTTCACCAGATCGAGAAGGAATGTAAGACTTCTCTCCTCCGACAAGATCTGCTACCTGATTAATGGAGTAGTTTCTACCTGTACCAATATTGAAGAGACCATGATGAACTTTGGAGTCTGCAGACATGATGTTAGCTCGAACGACATCTTTAATGTACGTAAAATCTCTTCGCTGTTCACCATCTCCTACAATGGTTAGCTTCTCACCTGTTTCTTTCATGCGCTTGAAAAGGCCTACAACAGGGGCGTATTGGCCTTTCAACGGCTCCCTTGGACCATACACATTAAAATAGCGTAATGTTATTGTGCTTAAACCGTATAGGTCTGAGAACATCTTGCAGAGCTCTTCACCCTGCTTCTTTGAAAGAGAGTAAGGTGTAAGACAGTCAGGTGTCATCTCCTCGTGGTGCGGAGGCTTATTCTTGTGACCATAGCAAGAAGAGCTACTAGAGTAGATTACCTTTTTAACGCCTCCATTTTTAGCATGATTAAGAACCCGAGATGTTCCGAGAACATTAACATCAAATGCTCCTGAAGGATCGTCGATGGTCGGCTGAATCCTTGATCTTGCTGCAAGATGAAACACGACATCCACTCCTTCGTAAAGACTTGACGTGGTATCATCACAGATATCAAGCTTATGATATTCTGCGCCATCGAACTTATAGAAATTATGATTCTCGTTAGCAGACTCATCATCAATCACGATAACCCTATTGCCCATGGACAGGAGTTCTTCGACTATGTGAGAACCGATAAATCCGCAGCCGCCGGTAACCAGAGCTTTCATTAATCCTCCGACACCGCTCTACCAGACATTGCTTCCCAATCACGATGCTCAGGGGATCTTACCTCAAGATTTTTAGCCCAGACAGCTTGCAATACACTGGGATCGATGCCTTTTTCTCTTGCAAGAAACATTAAGGCATTGATATCTTTTGGAAAGCAGTGACCTCCGAAACCGTATGAGCCATCTGGGCCAGGAGATGAAAAGTGAGACTTCCCTATTCTCGGGTCGTAAAGACCGTATTCTACGACCTTGTCATAATCAACTTTAGACTTCTCGCAAATCTGACGTAGCTCATTAGAAAAGCTAACTTTGGTGGCAAGAAAGCAGTTAGTAAAGTATTTAACCATCTCGGCAGTATTGGATCCCGTCTTAATGATCGATGCGTTAGGAAAAGCCTTCGCAAATATTGTCTTCATTTTCGAAGTTCCAGGTCTTGGGCCACCTAAAATAATTCTGGTCTGATTCTTGTAATCGTTGATTGCATTGGCTTCTGTCAAAAACTCTGGATTAAAAACAACCTGGATGTTTTTTACTACTTTGTTGAGACCTGCTGTAGTGCCTGGCGGAATAGTTGACTTGATCACAGCTACGCGATTTTCAAGATTATTTGCTCCACAAATCTCATCGATCTCTTTTACAACACCTTCGACTATTCTTGTGTCGCACTCACCTGACTTTCTCATCGGTGTTGGCAAGCAAACAAAAATAACCTCACAGTCTCGAGCAAGCACTGCAAGGCTCTCGACTGCAAAGTCCTCCGCTTTAAACTTGTCATAAGTGGCAAGATCAAAAAAATCTCTCATGCCCTCTCGAACAGCAGTTCCTACAAAACCTTGGCCGCAAATACCAATCTTCATATTATTTTCCTAGCTCTGTCAAATCGTCAGTTGTCAAAAGAGTGTCATCTTTAATGTCTTGCGCTGCAGTAGTACCTAAAATCTTATCAAACATCTTTGGTGATATCCCAGTGCCCGGTCGCTTGCACCCAATATTATCAGATGTGAAAGCTTCTCCGGCCTTAATGGGCTTTAGAGATACGACGCTTCTTCGAGCATACATTTTGGCGCGCTCTTCACTTTCAGTACATTCTTTAACTTCAGATGTACCCATCATTACATGTGACAGGTCCATAAGACGAACAATTTCTTTAACTTGGGCTGGATCCACAGAAAGCCAATGGTCGGCGCTTTTATCGAGCGTCTTGTCTACAGTGTAGTGTTTTTCGACTACGTTTGCACCGAGCATAAGGCTGAATGCAGGCGTCTCAACAGTCATAGTATGATCTGAAAGTCCGTATGCATATTTTTCCCCGAACTTTTCCTGAATTGACTTGATCATTGACAGGTTTATTTGATCAGGATCAGTAGGATACTTTAGATTGCAGTGCATAATAACAATCTTGTCTGTTCCTGCTTCTTCTAGAACTTCAACTGCTTCTTCTATGTCCTGTAAGCTAGCCGCTCCCGTGGATAGCATTACAATCTTTTTCTTCGATCCCACATGCTTTAAAAGGGGGTGATTGGTAACATCACATGATGCAATCTTATAAGCATTGATGCCGACTCTATCTAAGTAGTCTGTAGCTTCATCATCAAACGGAGTAGACATAAACTCAATGTCATACTCATCGCACATTCTCTTTAGTTCAGCATGCTCAGCTTCCCCGAAAGAATCTAAATGAGAGTAAGAATCAAATTGTGATCCATCCTCTTCGAGCTCGCCTTCCCAGTCCCAGAATCTAGGCGCATCTTTCGTACAGAGATTTGCTGCCTTATATGACTGGAACTTTATTGCGTGAGCTCCTGCCATTGCGGCTTCCTTAATAAGGCGCTCACCGAGATCAAGAGACCCTAAGTGATTTACCCCTGCCTCTGCGATGAAAAAAGGTTTCCCTGATCTTATTTTTTCCCACAGAAAATCTAATTCATTCATTGATGTATCCTAAACATTATGCACATGTGCTACTGCACCTCCGGAGGCTAAGTGCTTTGCTGCTATTTTATCAAGAAGATCTGGCGGCACTCCTATGTTTTTGCCACCTCCACCTTCACCGGGAATTGGTTTCCCTGGATGGGCGCCGGCGCACATGATGATATCAAATTTTTCATCTTCTCCTAGCATAGCCTCAAAATTCTCAGCCTTCGACATTAAAAGACGAGTGCTAGCATCAGGTAACATATTTTTGATCAGCTTGTGAGTAAGATCTAAGTTGTTTAATGCGCTTAAGGCGCCGACGGATGTTGCGCATACCATCAGAATTGCAGCAAAATAGTTTGATACTTCGGCGCTTTCAGGAATTCGAAGATTTTTATCGAAGACTTTGTCTACCTCAAATAGGCCGATATTCTCGCTACTCAATACGGTCCCTAGCACTGGTTGCGCCACCTTAGGCTCGAACAGGCCTCCTAATGATTCCTGGACTCTGGCTATAGTAGTTAGGTCAAACAAATCTATTCCTGTGAATTTTGTGACATTATATTTGCTTAGAATAGGCCAGTACGCACAGTGACCACACCCGATATCAAGAACTCTAATATCTTTTTTTCCGGCTTTGCTTTCGATAAGCATCTCTCTCAATCTTTTTGAACTCTCCCACACTGACTGCCATCTTTTTTCTAAATCTTTGGTCATTGACCAGCGGTTAAAAAGAAAATGACTTTCAATCTCCAGGTCTCTAATTTGATGCATACCGAGCCGGTAATTTACAGAGCGGTGCTCATGCTTGTCTATAAAAGCATTCATTTGAGCCTGGATGTTCAGAATTTCTTTTCTTGATAGCCCGTGATCCGGGAGATCTTCTAATTCACTCATCTTTTAACTCTTCCTGGGGCTTAAGCTTTTTATCGATTTCATTCTTTAACAATTGGCGTTGCTCTGCATGGGATGAAAGGGAACCTTGTCGCTTACAATACCTGTAATAAGGTAATCTTAATCGGTGACCGTCAAAGTTTTTAATATAGCGTAGAATGAGATCATAGTCTTCTCTGTTTCGGAGCGTCTCATCGTAAAAACCAACGGCGTCTAGGTACCTTCGCCTAAACATCACTCCAGCGCCGTGATCAAGAAGTTTATCAAGCGTATTAATTTCTTGCTTGCGACTCAAGTCTTTCTCAACAACAATCTGATCACAATAGACAAAACCGATATCATCGTTCCACTCTAAAACTTCTGACATTGTGTGAAGAAAATTCTTATTAATAAAATCATCGCCATCAACCCGGACCACATACTTTCCACTGCTAGCAGATATCCCCTTGTTAGATGCCGCAGATACACCGCCATTCTTTTCAGACTTGATAGCCGTTACGAGGCCCTGGAATTGTGAGATTACTTCCCATGAACTATCCGTGGAGCAATCATCCACAACAATAACCTCATATTGTTTTTCTGGTAGCGTCTGGTTGATACAGCTATTGATTGCCCGGCTAATGTATTTTTCGAGGTTATAGCAAGTAATGATTACACTGACGAGGATGCCCGGCTTTTTTTCCATCTTATAGCTTTCTCATCATCTTATCCTCAATGACCCTTACGTCATCTATTGTGTGAACATCTATGTAATCAGTTATAACTACACCTTTATACACTGACAGTGCTTTTTGATTTACGCATCTTCTTAGCATGACATGTACTGCGGCGTCCTCGATTCCTTCCCCATCAACAGTGAAAACTTCCCAAAGATCATGATCTTGTAGCTTTTTTATGCACTCATCGATCTTCTCAGATGTTATCTGGGGAGAGTTTGCTTGCACTCTTACCAACACATCAAACTCATCTCCCGTTTGTCTCTCGGACCATTCTAGGGCGTGTGAGAGTACATCTTGTGTCCAGACGTGATCTTCGGATAGCTCGTCAGGTCGATCGATTACTTTTGCACCATATTGAATAGCAACTCCTGCAATTTCTTCATCCTCAGTCGAGACGTATATGTTTTGATCATCCAGGTACTGACTTCCTTTGCAAGCTTCGATCGCATAGCTCATGAGGGGCCGTCCGAGAATAGGATAGATGTTCTTTCTATGAAGGCGCTTGCTTCCTCCTCGAGCTGGAATGACAGTCAATATTCTCAAAGCTCTACCACTTTCACAAACTTATCACCAGACCGCGAGTGACCGGCGGTGGCGATGGATTTGTAATCTGGCTTCAGGGGAACCGAACAAGACCAAGAGTTTCCTTCTTTCTGCATCACCCCCTCAATATGCTCGAACTTATTCGACGATGTGAGAGCGAAAATAAAAGCCTTTTTCTGGTAGGGTCGGGAAGAGAAAGAAAAAGCTATTTCTTCTGGGTATTGTCTGATATTGACCTCTACTTTCTCAGGCTGGATCTTTGCGATATGCTGCAAGGCAGCTTTGGCATCACAATATGAGAAAGGCACATTAAACTTAGCAGCAGCTTTCTCGATCATTTGAATCGCCCGATAAGTCTCAGGTCTCATGTCTCGATGGTCGTGACTGAAATACGAAAGAAGTACAGGTTGATCAAATTGCTTGGCATAAGAAAATGCTTCATCTACCTGCCACTGCTCTAAATGGTGTAACCTAGACTCAAGATCCACAGATCTCGCAATCATTCTCTTCATCTTTCCAGGCTGAGTTAGATCATCTTCACTTGGGTGATAGTATCCCCAGTGCGACGGGGCGCCGAACCAGTTAAAGTCAAAGATGTTCGTAGTAGGAGTAGACCTATGTGACACACGATTGGAATAGTCAAGCATAAAGTGATCTTCAAGCCAATGAGAGCACTTGTTGTCTTCGATCGTTCCTCCGGCGCGATAAACCTCAGGAAAGTCATTCCTCTCTAAAGCTCTGCGCCCGAGAATCTCATAGTGGATATCAGACTCATCCCAGTCAGGACTCCACTGGTCACCGATCCCTGTTTTTGGAGGTTGATGGTAGTGCCAATGGAAAAAATCATGTGAAGTATTTAGCAACTTTATGTTATCATATGTGTCATGAAATTCTTGAACCCTGTTCTTTGGATTAGTCTTAAAGCCCATAAAGTCCATGATGAACCAGTTATAAACGTATGGATTTCCCTCTGAGTCAATGTGCTTTTCTCTAAACTCTGGGCATGTTATCTCTCGGAGAGACGACTTAATGTCGCCCCAGTTATCCATAAACTCTTTAGATCCGTCAGGTCGACGCCTAACATCACCACCGATTGGACCCTCAGTATCAATACAGTGAACGACTAATACTTTTCCTGATTCAGAGGAGCCAGCCATACTTTATCATCCCGCTTTTACTTCCTTTAGAAACATGGAAGTCATACACTTCGCCAATCAAAGAAAATCTCTTTCTTATGAATTGTAAAAAATCTTGATCAAATTTACATTCAAACTTATCGATCGACATTCTTTCTCTGAGTTTTACTGCTAGCTTTGATTCTTCCGCGGCTAGTTGATTTAGATAGCTTAAGAGTATTGGAAAACGATTGTGATCAAACTTATAATAGCTTGAGATCTTTGCATTTCCAATGATTGAGGATTCAAGCACCTTGCAAAAAGAAGAAAATTCTTCCCATGCAGCTTCACAGGCTGCTAAGTAAGATTTTAGTACTTGCTGCAGATTAATAACTTTGAAATTGCTTCGTAGATTATCTGTCGAAACACGAACAAATTCTTTTCCCGTTATTGATTCTACGTTTTTAATGGATCTGTCTGCAGACTTTAAATAAAGAAGTATTTGGTGAGGAGAAAGTGATTCAATATCGAGGCTTTCCAAAAGCAATATTCTTTCAGGAAGCCATTCCAGAATTTCTACAATCTTAAAGTGATCGCTATTACTTCTAACAAGATCAGTTTTTTCCCCTTGAACAAGGTTTAAATTGAAGTTCTCAATCATAGTAATTCTAGACATGCAATCTTTAGGCATGACAATCACATTACCGCCCATTAGAAACTCTTCTACATCAGAAGAAACAACAGGAAAATCATCCACTACCACGAAGTCAAGATCAGATATTCCGGGATGACTTATCTCACCCGCCAAGTAGATAGTAAGCTCAGGATTATCACTACAGAATTTTCGAATTACATCCTGGTAATCTTCATATGTTTTTCCCTCAAGTGTCAAGGCTGCTCTCCAGAAGCTTAGCAAATTTGGCAGCTCTTGTGAGGTAGTTAATTCCTAGAGCTTTCTTTATCTGTTCGGGTATAACATTGCCGATGTGATAGCTTTTCTTCCACCCGAATCTTACGGAAGAACAAGCCTCCAAAAACTCAAGATCTTCTTCTGTGAAGTGCCGCCTTATTAACTCATAAGATTCTGACTTTCGGCAATAGTTTCCTCGAAGGTTTAGCCACAATGTGGGTAAAAGCATGACAACACACATGAGGTACTTGAGCTGGTACATTGTCTCCGGATCTTTATAGTTCTCTAAGAGATATCTTCCATTTTTGGCGTGATGTTTTAAGATCCCAGATGTTGCAGCAGAAGACAGCGTCTTTACTATTCCTAGAAATCTAGCTATCTCCTGGGATCTTGAGACCGCTTTTTCTATGCTAATAGATTTGTTTCCTAGTAGGCATTTTGAATCTTTAAGTAATTCAACCGGAAGATAAAGATCAGGAAATGACCTTAGCTCTTTTTCATGTATGAAATGAATTCCGTGGTGCTGGTACGGATCCAGAGACCTCATCATGTGATCAATCTTTTGACAAGTATTGAATGTCTTTACTCTGCTAGGCCTTGAAAGAGACTCATGCTTCAGGATTCCAATAGAGTCAAAATCACTCCACCCAGGGATCATCCTGAGGTCGGCACAGCTTCCGTGGACCAGAAAGGCTGCAAAGATTTCGCTCTTAGCTATCTCAGCCTGTATTTGCAAAATGAAATCTATGTCAGGATCTGAATAATCTTTTTGATCAAGTTCGCATAATTCGATTACTCGAGTTGGACCCGCGATATCCCACGCTTCATACGTCGACTCCAAGTGATCAGCGAACATATCAAATACAAAGCCAGGCTTATCCTTAATGACGCCATCTTTGTCTTGAAAAACCCAGTTTAAAAGATTATTTGTTGTTACTTGAAGACTGCTTAAGTTTGACATGGTCTTCCTCTATTCGATCCATTATTCGGCTTGATGCACCCTGGTGTTTTCCTGGGAAGTGAGACTGCTGAAAGCTTTTCCAGTCTTTTTTAGAGTGGAGTAATTTCTCAAGCTTTTTAGTGATTAACTCAGAATCCATCTCATTAGAACTTAAACCATCGCAGTGAATTCCATCGAATATGTCCCCGCTATAGTAAGCCTGATGAATTCTCTGTATGCCGGGGTGATGGATCCTGTCGGGATGAAGCTGCTTTTGGAAATCAGGCGCAAGCGCCAAATAAGGTGTCTCTAGAAAAGAAAGCTCATTAATCGCTGACGAGCAAAAATGTATCACGGCACTAGAGCTAGAGTACAAGGCGATGTGACTTGATGCATCACTGTCACTTACGACACGGTCAAATCTAACCGAATTCTTGAAGTTGTGACTATATTTTGCCCTTGATTTCAATATTAGCTCAAATCTATTTTCATCACACCATGATCTCAGCCTAGATAAGATTGACTCTACGCTTTTCCCTAGTCTGTCATGTCTAATGTATAGACTGTTGTGGGGGGCTAGGAAAGTTATTCTTCTATTCTCCGAGCCATCCTGGGAAAACCTGGACAGAAACTCTAGCCACGGGCTTCCATTAGATTCCAAGAAAGAATAAGATGACAGATCTTCAATTATCTGTTTAGAGGTATCAGTATTGCATAGCAAGACTGTTTTGCTATTGAAGGGATTTACCTGGTTGTAGATTTCATTCCAGCAATACTCAAGGCTATAGTTTTTCATCTGGTCATTTTCATATAATCTTTTCCAGCCTTTGTTGAAAAGATTTATTCCAATGACAGCGTCATATTCTTTTCTTCCAGATGCAAGATTTTGGATAAGCCAGTCTTTATCAGGGTGCTGGATCCACTTAAGGTTTGGAAAATCAGTTATCTTAGGGGTGGCATTTAAAATCACACCTAAATCGCTTACAGAGAAATTACAAAACAAAGAGCATTCGTGGCCACGGGCGAGGGCTTCATATAAGGCGCCTGCAACTGCTTGGAATGTTTGCGTCTTATCGATAATGAAAGCTAGTTTCATTTTTTCATCCCTTGAATTGCGCCTAGGCGAAGACCCAGCTCTGTTAGCTGCTCATTTGAAACAGGTATCTCTAGGTCCTTGAAAATTTCCTCATAATCTTTTTGATCTACGACATCAACGCTTTCATAAAGGTCATCATTTACTATTGCTACTGGGAATTTTATGAGATTTCTAAAATACCCGTTTTCCAGGGCTCTTACCATGTATTCATCTTCAGCTTTTCTACCAAGAGTATGGGCGTAGGGCCCTAGCTTCTCATAAACATCTTTTTTCATAACGTGGTAGTCTGCATACCCTTTTAAGTGCGACCTGAAGAATTTTTCACTCTTTTCGTTTTTTGTCATCTTATTGTTTTGTTTTAAAAATCGATAGCCAGGTTGCGCAAAATGAACAGTGCATCCAGCTGTCTTATCTTTTTCCAGGTGATCAATGCAGGTCTCAAGCCAGTTAGATCGAACAACAAACAGGTGATCATCAGGGCAATCTATAAAAATATTTCCAAGAGCTATCTCTCTAGCCTGGATCTTGGCATACCTTAGGCAGCTTGGGTAGTCATTTTTAGGGTTCAGTACATAAGAGTATTTTTGGCACGGCGGGTCTAGATTCTTAATGTATTCTATGACATTTTTGTCTGTAGACCCATTGTCCACTATGATCATTTCCAGTTTAGACATGTCATAAGTGGATGATTTAAAAAATGAATCAATGCAGGACTTTAGTCGGTGAGGCCTATTGTAAGATGTTACATGTAAAGTAACCTCTATGCTAGACATTTTCTACCCTTATAATTGCACAACGATCAATAATTTTCTTGTATGTTAAATTTTCTCTAGATTTTAAAAGCTCGCATACTGCCCATGGACCCCCATCGATTGCAACATACTGTGGGTCTGGTTGAATATTGTCAGATGCATTATGAAAAATCAGGTAAGATCCTTCTTTGCAATTCTCAAGGCATGCTTCTGCGTCGGCTAGCGTTTGTGCATAAGTGTGATTTCCATCGATGAAAAAAACATCACATTTTTCAGGAAGAACTTTGGTTTCATTCTCAGATCTTCCTTTGTGAAGCGTGAAATCTTTGCACCCTAGATTCTGGAGAGCATTTTCAAGCTCTTTGCAAAATGCTACATTGAGAATATTCCACTTATTATAAAGATCATGTGTCTGCCCTTGCTGGATTTCACTTTGGAGATCTTCGAATAAGTCGACACCGTACATGTGGAATTCATCTTTATTTTCTCTCAGCCACTCATTGATTATCTTGAAGTTTCCTCCGAAATAAACTCCTATCTCGCAGTAGCGAGGAGAATCAAACTCTCCTAAGCACTCTGTGATGGCATCAACTTCACCCTGTGACAAGTCTGTTCTGGTTCCGTAGAGCTTCATCCGAAGATCAGTTTCATTCGTAACCCCGTACATTTGATATGCTAGTTGCTGGTTGAACATTTAAATTTCTCTCTTTCGATTTGTTTTTTCTAAAATTGTTTCACGATAAGATCTGTGTCTATTCCTAGCTCAGAAAATATTCTCTCTAGATGATTCATATCATCACAGTGTAAAAATTTACGATTGGGGTCCAGATTGACAGGGGGTAAGGTTCGGTGAGCAATATTATCTTTGTATCTCGAATCTCTTCTTTTAGATGGTAAAACTTCACACTCGCTCATATCCGAATATATGAATACTTTGTCTTTGGGAACAGCTTTTTGAATTAAGTGCGAAAGTATTCCCTCTGAGCACAGTCCTTGCATTGTTAGCCTAGAAACATATTCTATCTGGTCATCGTCATTATATAGCCCGGACTCTCTCACGTGCTCTGAATTCAAAATAAAGAAATGATCATCGATATCCCCGTCAGGAATTTTCGGATTAGTGCAATCCTTCCAAAATCCCCTGCCAGAAAAAAGCAAGTTGTTTTCCTGCATGTGTCTGACTATCTCTAGTATGGGGGCAGGATCGAGCGCGAATGCATCTCCGTGCCAATGAATCAAATAGTCAGAATTTTCGGCGGCAGCCGAAACTGATTTTTTGATCGTATCATACTGCCTTAGCCTTAGATCATTCTTGCCTCTTACAGGTATATCTAGACCTTCTACGAGTTTGTCAATTTTTAAGCTAGAAAGTTTTTGAAAAGTTTCAGGATCATTGCAAGATACTGCCACATAAGGATTCACATCTTTCCAGACATTCTCAAATACATTGAGATTAGTGGCAACAAATGCGCCCTTATTATAAACTGATATTGCGACTCCGAGTTTCACACTCATGCACACCTCTCTTAATTCATAATAGACTCGATCATTTTTCGAAGATGATCTTTGTCATTTCTTTTAATATTGACTGCACTACAAGACGGATAAGGATTTGAATCTGCAAAGTCATTTACTATTATTCTTCTACAGTGCATAAGACCCATTATTAGTCGATGGTATTTTATTCCATTTTGGTCAAGTTGGTGCCTGGTTGCATCTTCAAATTCATAACCTCTTGAAGTAGTTAAAATTATTTCAACATTCCCAGAATCGTAAAGCTCATTAATAATACTCTTATTAGGGGTGATTGGTTCTGTCTCTCCCCATCGAGGTTCAAAATATTTGCCTGAGTTTTTTACAAGCACTCCATCTATGTCAAGAAAAATCGTTGCAAATCTTGTTTTATATGCGTTCCATTCCCTAAGGGTACCCCAGTCTACATAATTTCTAGCCGATGTGCTAACAAATACTCTGCCTTCTAGAATTAGGTAAAAGATTAAATGGGAGAGATAGAGATTTTTACTGTCTTTTAAGATTTCATAAGCTGCGATGAAATCTTTGGGATCTTTAAAGGTATAACCTCCGCAGCAAAACTCCGAAGATATGATCTGTTTTTCTACAATATTTGTTACAAAGCCTTTTTCATTTTTTGAAATGTAGCTTTTGTTTCCTGGGTTTACGCTATCCATGTCATGTAAATTAAAAGTGCAGACAGAATTTTGATCAACAATGGGAGTATGAAAATAATTGTCAGAATCTTTAATGAAAAATGAGCCTTCTATGTTTTCAGATTTTAGAGCTTGATAAACTGTTTCTGGCTGGCTGGAAGTTGGTTCTTCTAGAACTACTAGATTAAGCTTTTCAATCAGCCCCTCTTCTTCAAATGCCTTTTTAATTCCGGCTTCGCAATTATATTTCTCAAGATGCTCTTTCAAGACAATCAAGTAGATGTTAGCAAACTTATCTAATTCCAGGCCGCTAATTGCTGATATTACCATTAGCTTACCATCTGGCTGGGTGAGCAACCACTTTGGCCTCATATTGGGAAATCTGCTAGACTTTCCTGCTGCTGGTATGATTAGGTCCATGCTGCCACCATTTCTTTCAATTTTGTCGTCACATGATTTTTAACTATCTGGTTTTTGGCATAAGGAAGAATCCTCAAGTGGTTCATGATCTGGAAAGGCTTGTAATACACATCATAAAAGTCATACTGCTTGAAAAAAGCATGAAGTTTACTGTCTAAATAACTCATTACCATACCATACCTTGTATCATCATGATTTTGGCTACACATTAGCTTAGTCCAATTATACACCGTATCTTGTCGAATTTTTACCATGTCTTGCAAAGGTGTCTCATAAAACGTATCAAGAAAGTCGATCAGACATATTTTGTCGCTCTTGCTAAACAAGATATTTGAAAATGTTAAGTCTCCGTGGCAAGTTCCTGCTGGAATAGGTTTAACTGGAAGAGACTCAAAGTAAGACCTGATCTTATCGAAATCTAATTCTGAATGGTTGATTTTCTTTTCAACCGTCAGGAACTTATCGAGAAAGATATCTTTATCGAAAAGAGATTCCGAAGAGGCGCTGATTTCGTGTTCGATAAATTTAGTTAGCGTGCCTACAAGGGAATCAAGTTGCTGGACACTGCAATTATCCAGGAAGGTTACTGCGTCATCCCCGTGAAAGAAGCTCATGACAAAGCTGTCATCTCCGACTTCGACAACATCAGGTACACATATATTTTCTAAAGAAGTCAAATACTTTTTAAACTTCTTCTGCTTTTCAGCTTGGGCCAGCAGGCGCTGGTCGTAGCCTGGGCCGGCCGATTTTTTTCTTACAAAAGCCTGATCTGCTTTGTTAAAAACCCTGATCTCACATCCTGAATTTCCTTCTATGTTGAACATTGCACGGGAAGCACTTTTACAAATGCCTATTTGGTTATTTTCAACAAGTTTAAGTAAAGCACATCAATAGAGGTTCCCATGAAGCACCTAATTGCATCCTGGGGTGTTTCAACAATAGGTTCGCCCGCAATATTGAAACTGGTATTTAGAAGAACTGGAGTTCCTGTAAGCTTATTAAAGTGAGAAAGCATACTGTGAAATGGCTGATTCTCCTCTGTTACAGTTTGCATTCTTGCTGTTCCGTCTACGTGAATAACAGCAGGAACTTCTTTCTTGGCTCGATCAGTGCCCTTCGCTACAAAAAGCATAAAGTCAGACTCATCGAATTCAAAAAATTCCAATGCATGATCTTTTAAAACTATTGGTGCAAAAGGTCGATAAGCTTCTCTAAACTTAACTCTTGCATTGAGCACATCTTTCATTTCTGCTGTACGAGGATCCACAACAATACTTCGATGTCCTAGCGCTCTTGGACCGAACTCCGATCCTTCATTAAAGATGGCAATAATTTTTTGATCTGCAACTGTTCGTGCAATATCTTCACCGAGCTTGTCGAGATTATCAAACCTCTCAAAAGAAGCGCCAAGTTCATTTGCTGCTTCCACACAGTCATCTGTCGTGTAGGGATAACCAAAGAAATCGCTTTTTACGCGCTCAGACTTTATGGGTGAAACAAAATTACTGTAGAAAAGTGGGGCACCAAGACCATGACCTCCGTCATGACAAGCTGGAGGAGCAAATGTTGAAGAGTATATATTGTTTCTTCTTATAAGCCCGTTTAGACAGCTATTAAGAGCTACCCCTCCTGTGAGGCATAGATTTTCTTCCCCTGTTTCGGAATTAAGTCTTTTAACATAATGAATCCCTGCTTCTTCGACAGAGTTCTGTGCGGATGCTGCAAGGTCTGCATAAAAATTATCTTCAGCATCTTCAAAATCCCATTTTTTCCTACTTTCTCGCTGAGGTATGTTTGACTGCCTCAGGCCAAAGATGGACGCGTGGGGCTCTACACCTGAATACTGCATTTTTGTTGTATTCTGATACGTTGACACGTACATGTTTTCATCAGGATTGTGCGTGAGCATTTTTAGCTCTGGACGTGGTGATCCATACGGTGCTAATCCCATCACCTTACCTTCACATCCATCAGATCTCTCTCCAAAAATACGATTAGTGGTATTACTGTAAACATGTCCTAAGCTGTGAGGAACCCGATAGGAAAAAACTCTTTTATATTCGTGATTATCAACATGATAGGCTACTACCACTTCTGGAGGATCGCCGCATCCTGCACCATCATATGAAAGAATATCACATGACTCATAACCAGAAAGATTATATGCATATGCAGCATGTGAAAGCTGGTGATTTACAAAAACTATCTTTCCATTAAAGCCTTGAGACTTGATAAACTTAAGAACCTGGTTATAGTCCGCCTTAAGATTTCTATTTATAACTTCGTCCACACTGTCAACAACATACATTTCAAGATGCTTTAGACTATTATCCCTAGGAAGCATTGGTATCGTCGCGGCGTCACAGTCAGCAACAGAGAAATCAAATCCTCTAAACAGGTATTCTACCCCTAAAGACATAGGGTGCTTTATTAAATCTGTATAGTAAGGATAATGCTTAATTCTGTTCAGGCGCTCCTCCTGGACGGCTCGAAGGGGTACCCCGTCTTTCACAAGACCCCATCCACTATGATGGAATGAAGGCAATCCTAGTATCAACATATTTCTTCCTCTTTATTCAATATTTCAATTTTAACATGTCAGGATTTCTATTAAAAAAACCATCGTATTCTTTGCGAAGCAAATTCATGAGCCCGTACTTATCATCAAATCCATACTTTCTCTTCATCCACTCCAAGCCTTCCTTCCACATTAGCTCTCTGTGCTTATTGTGGGAGTCAGTTTTCATGGCAACATAGTTTTGGTCTGTAAGATCATAGTCTTCTTTGTGAGAAGTTTTTGATGTAATTCCAAAAGCCCAGTCTTTAGCGTAGGCACGCATCTTGAGCTCTGTATCTGCAGCATAACACCTGAAGTTGGTGCCATCGTACAGAAACTCCTCGTATACAGAGGGCTCTCTTCCATCTATTAGGTCTTCGATGCACTCTCTCCGAAACATCCAGCATATGTGAGGTATGGGAATGCTCATTGCTTTGGTCGCTTTTTGGTTTTTAAATTTAGTAACTCTTTCACCCCAGTTCCATGTTATCGGAGACAGGATGCCTAATCTTGGATTTTCTTCGAATTCTTTTATCAAGATATCGATCACGGGCTCTTCGGCTATTTCAGCATCGCCTGTTGCCATCATCACATAGTCATAATTTAGGCCTCGATCTAAAAGCTCTTTCAAGGCATAGTTAAAACCTCGTCCTGTCCTCAAGCCATTGATCCTTGCATCTTCCCAATTGGCATGAAATGTCTTATGACTAGTTAGTTTATCATCGTCAGAGCCGCTTTCTACAACGTAGAAGTCTGTTAGATCTGAATTGTATTTCATGAGATTTTCAGCGAACTTGTTTGTGACTTCAGGTAAGTTTCTCTGGAGTAAGATCGTACAAGACTTTTTCATAATCTTAGGTTCCATTTCCGGACAAGTACTTATTAAGGTCTTCGGGCGTCCCTAGCCCGTGCATCTTATGGACAAAGTAAGGGATTAAAGTCTTGTTATCCTGAATGAGTTCGTTGTATACTGGGCATATGTAGAATTCATTGTTGACACGAATATCCTTCTCAATCATTTGTTTGGCATAGCGAACAAAGTCAGAACCTTTCTTGTAGTAGTAGATGCCACATGTTGCGATGTCGGAAATAGGATTCTTCTCAGCAACTTCTGTAGCAACTCCCCTTGAATTGACCTTGACAAAACTCCACTTTGGATGGACTGCATTGAAAGTATAAACCATCGCGTGTATAGATGCGAATCTTCTAAGTGTGTTGAAGTTTTCTTTGCTATACTCAATCACTTGATCAGAGTTGGCTATTAAGAGCTCCTCATCACTATCAATGTACTTCTCAGCTAACAGCGCAGTGCAGGCGGCACCTTCTGTAAGCTCATCTACTATGACAACAGTGCTTCTTCCATTTGTAATGACATCCAGCAAAGAAGCTATCTCATACTTTTCAAGGTGCTCTTTTCTAACCAGGAAAATGTATTCTGCATCAAAGTCTAGGTTTTCTACGACGCACTGAATCATCGGCTTGCCATTGACATCAATCAAGGGTTTGGGAAACGTATATCCCTCTTTTTTAAAGCGAGATCCCTCTCCCGCCATTGGAATCAATATCTTCATTTTATAAGCTTTCTATGTGGGCTTTGACTGCTTCAAAAGTTACTTCTGTTGCATTTGCAACTCTCATGATATGGGCGCCCGATGCCGAGGCAGCCTGATAACCTTTATCTGAATCTTCTACGATTAGAAATTCTTCAGCCTCAAAGCCAAAATGAGTCATTGCCTTGAGATATCCCTCGGGGTCAGGTTTGGGATTTTCTACATCCTCATTAGTCACTATTATTTCAAGACCGGTGCCAAGTTGCCCTGTTGAGTCCAGCATAAGAATAGCTGACCTCTTGATGCTATTTGTAACACATCCCATTTTTATATTTTCTGCCTTGAGCATCGAAATAAGCTCCACTTTAGATTCGTCTGGGCCACCCCTTTCAAGAGATTTTCCCTTAATGACATCTTCTGTGACATCTTGCTTTTTATTCCACACTGCATCGTGATCACTAGAGCTTAACCTTCCTTGCTCTGTTAGCATGTTAAGCTTGGTCCTAGTAGGAAGACCATTAAAGGTAGACTCGTGCTCATCTCTTCCTATCTCTATGCCTGCAACTTCTTGAAGAGCTAAATTCAAGGCTTCGTAGTGCCACTCGCAAGCGTCTACTAGAACGCCATCTAAATCAAACAATACGCATTTGATCATTCTGCAACTCCTCTCTAAATTTCAATACCCAATCACTGCAAACGCCATAGCACAACCTTACATTATCTGTGATTTTCTCAGGATTAACTGCAATAGATCGTGATGTGTAAGGCTTTCCTGGGTACGTCCAAAGGAATCCGCTTGATGTAAGTGTATAGTCGTCAGTTTGATGCCAAAAACAGTGGACACCCATTCTGGTCATTAAATCCAGGGCTTCAAGATTTTTGGCATGACACCAAAGAGCAGTATTTCTAAGAAAAATAGGGTCAATAGGATACTGCGGATTATCATGCCCCAGAAACCAATTTCCATTGATATTCCAGACATCAATCTCTGCTTCGAATCCCATGTCTAATACTTTACTTACTTGAGATGGATTATTTTCAGTATTAGCGTCGGGCCCCAAAAGATTTCCTCGATGCGAAATAAGGATCATGTTTTCTCCTCTATAATTTTCAAGACATTTTCCATGCATGTATCCCAATCCTGAGGAACTAAAGGGTGATCTTTGTTAGGAACTGCCTGAATTAGCTTAATCATATCACTAAAACTAGAAAAGGAATAATCTTCACCTGCGAACTCCACAGCTCCTCCACCACTGGCATGAACAATTGTAGGAAGTCCTGCGGCAATACTTTCAATGATATGGTTTGGCCCAGGATCAAACCTAGATCCACTAATGTAGATATCATATCTTCCTAGCTCATCCCCCAGATCCTTTCCTGACAAGGGTGGAATTAGCTTGGTATTCTTGAGAGGCCTAGAATATCTCCCAATGTACGTGAACGTGTATTCATCATTTTCGCCCACCCATGTATCGATTGCATCATAAATATCAGCACCTTTAAGCGGGTTATCAGACCAGTGGTGTGTAACTAAATTTATCTTGTTGTTCTTAAGTTTTTCGACAGGCCTAAAGTGTGCTGTATTGACACCATTGTAGACCACAGAGTTTTTAGGGCATTTCCAGCCTTTTGCTTGATGGTAATCTTTCATCCAATTAGATACAAAAATAGTATGATCTGTGATAGTGCTACAAGCCCTTAAAATTTGATCCATGTCATTAGTTCCCTTTCGGGCATCACACTCATTTACTCGATGAACTACTCGTACACCTGGGTGGTCATTCTTAAATGCAGATATTTCATTAACTGAAATTCCTAGATCGCTATAACGAGGATCTTGCATGAAAATAATGTCAATGTCTTCATCAAGCTGGTGTACGATTGAATGACCTTTTCTTTTCATATAATCGCAAAAAGAGGATACGAATAAGTTGCCCCCTCCCCACGGTCCAATTACTGGTTTGCGATTGATCAGTATCTTCATCTTATGTCTTAGTTAAAAGAACCTGCCCATAATCAATTTGATCATCTGTATATCCCCTGTCATCGAGGAATATTCTTCTATCCTGGATGATCAACTCTTTAGAATCATCCTCAATTTGATCAATAAGATTTGAGCACTCAATGTCTTTTTGAACTTTCCCAGGAAGATGGTAGTCATCAAAGAGGAGAAGCTTATTATATCGATCTTTGCAAAGCTCCCAGTCTCTTTTTGTTGCAGCATAAGTGTGGTCTCCATCAATATAGATGAAATCAAATTTTTCTTCAGTAGTAGGAAGATAATCTTGTGATTTACCCTGAATGAACTGCATCATTTGGAACCACTCTTGGGGAAAGACATTCGATAATTGATTCAGAAAGTCTTGGTCAAAATTTGGGTCGATAGATGTTATCTTTCCTCCTCCGTTTTCGGACATGGCTAAGGCGGCACACATAGTCCCATATCCTCTTCCAAAACCTATCTCCAGAAAAGACTTGATATTGTAGTGCTTAATGAGAGAATAAATTAAAATCCCGCGTTCATAGTTAGGTCTAAAAAATGCTCCAACTGATTTGTAAAGTTCAGAACCTGGATCCCTCTTTTTCTTAGCAGTCAATTCACCTATCTGATCAAAATCTCCGAGTCTTAAATCTTCTACAGACAATCCAAGAGACTTAAGTTTTTCATGAATCATCACTTTTTTTATGTTTCCAGTTCTTTCTGGAATAGTCAATTCTTGCGCCCCTGTTGTGAGTTTAGAAAAGTCTATGATATGGCTCTGGCTCATGAGGAACCCCCTAAGAGCTTAATGTCATGACGTACCATTTTTTCCACAAGCTCCTTAAATGTTGTTTTAGGCTTCCACCCTAATTTACTCAATGCCTGAGAAGAATCCCCTCTAAGCACGTCGACTTCTGCAGGTCGCATAAACCTTGGATCCTGCTTAATATAATCTTTCCAGTCGGTAATACCGATACAAGAAAATGCTACATCTAAAAATTCTCTTATAGAGTGGGTCTCTCCAGTGGAGATAACAAAGTCCTCTGGGTTGTCTTGCTGCATCATTAACCACATTGCTGCTACATAGTCAGGAGCGTATCCCCAGTCACGCTTAGAATCAAGAGTACCGAGAGAAATATGATCAGCTAGGCCTAGGTGAATCTTTGCAACGCCATCTGATATCTTTCTAGTTACGAATTCATGGCCGCGGCGCTCTGACTCGTGGTTGAACAGAATGCCAGAGCATGCAAACATCTCATATGATTCTCGATAATTCTTAGTGATCCAGTGTCCATAAAGCTTGGAAACCCCGTAAGGACTTCGAGGATAAAAAGGCGTAGTTTCCCTCGCTGGATTCTCTACCATTCTGCCGAACATCTCTGAACTGCTGGCCTGGTAGAATTTAATATTCTTGTCAGTTTCCCTAATTGCCTCGAGCATTCGTAGGACACCCAGTCCTGTTACATTTGATGTATGCTCAGGTGTATTCCAGCTTTCACCCACAAAAGACTGGGCTCCTAGGTTATAGATTTCGTTAGGTTTGCAATCTTTTAAAACCCTCATAAGGGAATTTTGATCAGTCAGGTCACCGTTTACAAAGGAAATATTTCCTTCAAGATGCTGGGTATTTGACCTGTTTTTAGATGAAGACCTTCTCTCCATGCCGAAAACTTCATAACCCTTATCGAGCAAAAGATCCGCTAAATGACTTCCATCCATCCCGTTAATTCCGGTAATTAGTGCGCGCTTGTTCATTTATTAATTCTCTCAAACATTTGCAGATAGTTGTTCTTGTGATTAATAATATTGAATTTTTGAACATTTTTATAATTTCTCTCAACACTTTCTTGGTGGGGGATCCAAGACTGGCAGGGAATATCCACAATACAGTAGGGATCAAGAACATCAATTGCAATTCCAACATCTCGTGAAATTATAGGGGTTTTAGTTGACGCTGCTTCAAGAATAGCTTGGGGGCCTCCTTCATAGCGAGACCCTACAACATAAAGATCACATGCATTATACATGGTCCCTAGCATTTCTAAAGATGCTTTCTCAATAAAAGTATAGGGTATTTTTTCTGCCTCTAACCGATCAATAACGTATTCCCTTCTCCATCCTCCGAGGAGAACATGAATATCTTTCTCATTTTTTAAAATGGATAAATAATCACAGAAAAGATCAGGACCTTTTTCCAGCTTAGGGCTCCGAGTTCCACCCTCAGTATCCCGTTGAAAAGACCCTACGATGAACTTTTCCTCAGGTAGACCAAGAGACTTCTTGCATTCTTCTCGAGGCATCTCTTTCCAGGATTCTGGATCATACCAATAACAAGCAATAAAAATAGGTTTGCTCGTCATTTGACTTACCAGATCTGCTGTCTTTCGATTAGGAACATGATAAGCATCAATAAACTGGTCTCTAAAAGCGAATTCTTGCTGTTTTTGCTCGCTAAATTTTTCAGGGACGATGTGGTGCACAGTCAAAACTACCTTCTTGGTAGCCAGCAATTGCTGAGGTATGTGGTTCCAGCACCAGCCTGCAAGCAACCAGATAACATCTGCTTCTTCTATGTTGTCGGTAGAAATATCTCTAGTATTCCTCTTCCACTCATCAGCTATTCGATCACAAATCCAATTTTCTCTTGGTGCCAATACAAAAATCTTCATAAAACTAGAGTCTCCGCAAATTGAATATATTGATCTGCACAATAATTTACATCTAAATTTGATTCTATGTTTCCGGTCACGGTTTTAGTAAAATCCAAAGCAGGGGGTGAGTAAAGCTTAAATGGTGAGTAATCCCACGTCATGTCTTGAACTATCGTGGAATCTAATCCTGCTATCTCACTAGTTCCCCCAGAACTTGCACAAATAATGTGGCACCCAGATGCTCGAGCATCAATAACTACATTTGGACAGTGATCCATTAGTGCTAAGTGAAGGAAGTATCTTGATCTTTTATAGAGAGAGATAAGCTGGTCCCATTGCAGATTTCCACAAAAGAAAATCCTGTCATGATTAATTTCAAGATCTGCATTATCTCCGGCTATTACTAGACAGTCATTCTCAGACGAATGCTCTCGAAAATATCTAATATTTTCAGTTAATCTTTTATGAGGGCGCCAAGAAGAAGCGCAGCACCACACATTCTCAAAATTATCAATAGTAGCATTTTTTAGCGGCTCTATCGCCTCTATAGCATTAAGATCTGTACCATTGTGAATAACTGTGCTCACTTCTTTTAGTCCGAAATATTTCTCAGTCAGCATCTTATTAAAATTAGATTGATAGACTACACCATCAGCAGCATCGTATGTTTTCTTGATAGGATCATTTAGTTTTTTCCAGTCTTGGTCGGAGTTGAAGTATATTCCGTCCAATCTCTGGATTAGTGGTGCAACTTTTTGTGTTGCCTGAATAAATGATAGCTGGACGTCTACCTCATCTGTACTATTGATGGTGTGCCCTCTTTTTATTAGCGAGAGTGCTAGCTTTCTTCCAAAGCTATTTGGGCCAGAATTAGAATTGAAATCTATGTTATCGAATAGAAATCTCATTTAACAAACCCTCTTGCCCGAACAAAATTGATTGTTGATATCTGGTCTCTTTCACACCAATTACGTTCTTCCGAGGGAATTGACGAAGAGTCTATATTGTAGAGGTAGCAGACTTCAGGAACGTAAGTAAACAAATCTGCTACGTACATCAAGGGTAGCATAAGTGCTTGATCATATCCTCTCTTAAACCACTCACCTCTTATGTTTTTAAAGTTTCTATCACTTATCTTGCTCAGTAGCGACGCCTTGAATGTTCTTAAATGAGATGATCTCCAGGGCCAAAAGTAGGGATTAATGTGATGCGGGATTGGTCCTGAGATGTTCATTCCGTTTGTGTCCCAACGATGTGCTGTCCAAACTACTTGACTACCTTTTTCGTACTCATTTAGAAGGATATCAACTGTTTTAGGGTTACAAAGAGAGTCATCGCCATCAACTACAGCAATAATAATATTTTCATCAAATTGTAGTTTTCGGGCGTGGTCTACAATATTTCGAAGAGCGTATTTTTTCTCTTCGTTTTTTATGACTGAGACTCTATCGTCATTATTTGTATGTTTTTTTAGACTTTCCCAAGTATCATCTGTTGAGATATCATCTATTATGATGCACTCCCAGTTTTTATTTTCCTGCTCAGTTAGAGATCCTAATAGCTTGGAAATATTAGTAGAAATATTGTAAGAAGGAACAATAAATACTACTTTTAGTTGATCCATTTTTTGATCACTTCCGGAAGGTCCTTGCTGCATTCAATGTGCGTAGTTTCATCCTCACCATTCCACTTGGTGTGCCATACCCAGCCACCTAACTTTTCTTTCATTAAGGCAGCTCTTTCCACGATCATTTCTTCTGTTACTTCACTCCACGGGGTGTCAAACATCATATTATTCTCAGAAGTATCTTCTTTCCCCTCGTTATAAAGTGACTTCCAGTGTTTCCCCCAGTAATCTCGGTATGTTCTAATTTTTCGCTCAAGATCCCACCATGAAAAGTGGTAAACGCATGGGAAAGCATCGAGAACCTGGTTGAACCAATTCTGGTATGCTTCTTTTGCTTGGTAGTTTACGTTAACTTGCTGTCTAACATTATCCACATCCTGTGTATAGAAATTTCCACACGGGACAATCTGGAAACTATCAGACCTAATGTAGTCACATCCGTCCGAGCCTGGTGCTGAATATACATGTCCGTTCTCATCGAACTTTCTTAAATTTGCTGGAATTCCGTGAGTAATGTGAGGTTTATTCCTACTTACTCTCCACTTCCAGGGAAAAATATCGGCACGGACCTTCTCAGGACCTCCCCAAAACTCTATAACAGGCATTGCTATAAGATCAATATTGTGAGGAAAGTTTCTACATAACCCGATTATCTTTTCATAATCATTTTCATGAACAACTTCATCACAGTCCATTTGCCAGCAGTATTCGCCTGTGCAAAGAGATCTTGCAAGAGCCTTCTGGAGTCCGTCAAATACGGCGAACCGCTCATGATTCCAATCTCTAACTTCTTGATGAATTACAAGCTTTTCTTCCTTTTCAGACCAGGATTTCAGCTCTTCCCAAGTCCCATCCTTGGATCCTCCATCAACTACTACTACTTCATTACAAAAACCCAACATAGATGTAATGCATTCTTTCCAGGGATAATTTTGCTCGATGCAATCCTTAGTTGTAGTGTAACCGCTTATTGTTGTTTTAAACTCCATATCGCTCTTAATCCCATTCCAGAATCTATCTCTTGCAGCGTAAAGATATGACTCAGTATCGATCATATCATCAGTTGAAAACCATTCCTCATCTTTATGTTGAACATTGTCATTCAAGACTAGTTCGCAACCCAAAATCTTTGCCTCGATTACAAGTCGGGGACATGTATCAGCCCCCTTGGGGAGAAATACCAGGCCTTTACTGCTAGCTAACTTATCTAAACACTCTTCATAAGGAAGGTTCCAGACAACCTCATATTCTAAATTGTTATCTTCACAATATTTTTTTGCATCATCTACTCCTTTTATCCAAGAAGCAGATCCCATAACAATCCAGTTATTGCTTTTTTTATCTTTGTGCTTAGTGCGCAAGGCTTTTGCAGTTAAGAAAAAATCCTCATCAAAAACTGACGATAATACTGTGTTTGGCTTCTTAGACAGAAAGGGAAATCGAGAATGCTGGATTTCCATCTGCTTTTCAGACATCCACCATATAGATTTTGCACCCTCAAACAATGCAGAGACTATTTTTCCATGAATGTGCTCATGACAGTCGCATTTATTTCCTTCTATTTCCAGGTGCTTTTCGGGTGATCGATACCTGCAGAACTTATAATCATATTCTAAGATCGCATATCTCATATTAGCAACAATAGACGGGATCAGCTTGTAGTCCATCGCCGAGAAGTTACCAAATATCCAGAACTTGTCGTGACCCTGGGAAAGAGTATCCAAATTCACGTCTTTGGAGTGAAGCTTATAGACAGTAAAGGGAGATGATTGGATTAAAGCTTCGGAAGTAAGTTCCGCACCTCCAACGTAATCTTCAACAAACATATCTGAAACAAAAACTACTTTAGCTTCAGCGGGGATTTTTATCTGGGGTTTTGTATCAAAAAGGCTGGTATTGAACATAGCAGACTGTACACTCCTGGTCGTTTTATTCATTATAACGTGCAGGAGATTAAATTATAGGATTTCAGCGCCTAAGCTTGCCAGCTCTGATCTTTCACCCTTTAAGAGCGTTACATGTGCAGAAATATCATATTCTTTAAATTTTTCCACCGTGTAACTTAAGCCGTTTGATGTGGCATCCAGGTATGTATTATCGATTTGATCAACATCACCTGTCAATATTATCTTTGTGTTTTCACCTACCCGGGTGATGATTGTCTTAAGCTCATGAGTTGTTAGATTTTGTGCTTCATCAATTATTATAATCGCGTCGGAGATCGATCTTCCTCTGATGTAAGTTATGGCTTCAATCTCTATCTTTCCGCTTTCAATGTACATGTCCAGCGTGTCTTTATCGTCTCCGAAAAGATACCGGAGATTGTCCCTTATTGGTGCAATCCAGGGTGCCATCTTATCGTAGATATCTCCCGGGAGATATCCGATATCTTTGCCTACAGCCTGGACGGGGCGGGAGATAACCACCTTTTTATACTTACCGTCTTTAGAGAATGCTTGCTCTAGTGCTGCAGATGCTGCAAGCAACGTTTTCCCAGTTCCGGCTTTTCCTACCAACGTAATGAGCTTAATATTGTCATCGAAAAGTATATCAAATGAAAATTTCTGCTCCTTGTTTCTAGGAATTAAGCCCCAGGAGCTTTTTATTTCTGGAATAAGTCTGAGCGTATTAGATTTCTTAATATGTCGAACGATTGCTGAGCCCTGACCGGTACTTTCATCTTTCATTACTATGAATTCGTTTGCGTAAAGTTCTTCACCAATGATTTCTTCAGGGACAGGTATCTCTCGATCTGTATAGACTTTGTCAATCAAGGATTGCGGCGCACTTAGCCTCCTTACCCCTGTGTAAAGCCCTTCTGATTTGTCGATTATCTTGTGCTTATTGAAATCTTCACATGTGATTCCCAGGGCATCACATTTCACTCTTACGTTTATGTCCTTTGTTACAAGTATTACTTTTTCTTCTCGAGTATCTTGGAGGCATTTTGTCATCGCAAGAATTACGTTATCTACAGAGCTTTTATCTAAGTCTGCTGGGAAAGGACATGTAATCTGTTCGCTTCCCAGGATAGTAAGCGTTCCGCCGCTATCCAGCTCGATCCCTTCGCTTAAGGATCCTTTCTCTCTAAACTTATCGAGAAGCCTAACTGATTTTCGCGCATTTTTTCCTACTTCGTCAGGTCTGCGCTTATGATCATCTAATTCTTCTAAAACAATTAGAGGAATGATTATATTATTATCATCAAAGGACAGCAGACATTCTGCATCATAGAGAAGAACGTTAGTATCAAGAATAAATGTCTTTTTCACAATGTCTCCGTCTCTCGAGTTAAATTTATGAGTATTTTTTTAAAGCAAACATGTTTTGATGCGCACTCTGATAAAAACATGCCATGTCGCAAAAAAGAGTGTAAAAATTGGATCGACTGCAAAAAAGACTTTAATTGTGTTTTGATAAGTGCCAAAGAAGGTCCTAAGACATTGCAGGAAATTGGGGAAGTGTTTGACTTGACACGAATGAGAATCTGCCAAATAGAGAAAAGTATTCTGGGCAAGCTTAAGTCTTCCCTTCCTGATTAAGTATCTTTCTTTCTATTTATTTTGATAAACAATGGTGGAGCCGGCGGGAATCGAACCCGCGTCCGCAACCATCAATTGTAGGGATTCATTTACAAGTTTAGCTGGTTTTTGGCTCCAGCAAGCTCATCTCAAAAAAATGCTTACTTTTAAAAGGAGTAAGTCGAACCTTATCTCAAGCAACTTTCTGTTTATTGGCTGTTGCCGCCTCACACATCTACTGGTTTTTAAGCAGCGATTGCGTATATATCAAAATCGTCGTTTGCGATTATTATTTTGTGCCTTTTTACCTGGCCGGGCACCTCCAGGACTTGCATCACCTTCAACATCCGACCACGTCGATACCGTGTCGGCCCCATCAAAGTTTAAATTTAGTCTTTGCCTTCTTCTAGCGAAGTCTTGACTAAGTCTGCTGCTGCGTTCTTCAAGAGACGCAATCCTTTTCGTGCACGAGTTCCTGCACTTTTGTTTCCTCGGGCATTCTTGTGAATATCCAGCTCCAAGCTCTCTATCAGAACTTTCAATTCTTCCCACTTATCTATGACTTTGCTCATTTCCTACTTCCTTTCGCGTAGCTATTGATCTAATGAAACAGAACGATCATATTCATTACGTATGGCATCGTTTAACTTTCCAATGTACCCGGTGTTTCGCAGAGTTTTAAAAATTAAATTTTCCTCAGCAAATTCGCCTTTTCTCTCAAGACCTGCTTTTCTCATTTTCATAATCTTGTCTTTGGCAATATCCAGGGCTTTTCTTTTTTCTTCTAATTCTACTACATGGTCTATTCTATCCATAATATCTTGTGATTTTTTAAGGACATACTCCTCGTCGATCTCAGGATTGGTTCTCTGGGGGACGACAAGCCACTTGTTTCTTAAAACAGAGAAAACCCCTGTAGAATGGTGGGGCTCCTTAGAATCTTGTGCGTAGAGTTCAACGTCGTGATCCTTAATCTTTATATCATGTGCATCATTCCATAATCGACGCTTAGCATTGAAAAGATCTTGAATGAGTTCTCCGGTTTCCCCCATTGAAGAGAAATCAAAAAGTATGTGGAGATCCAGATCGCTTTGGTCTGTATAATTGTAGTTTGCCATAGATCCTGTGAGCGTGATATCAGTAAATGTCATCTTAGGATCAATCGACTCAAGAAAGTCATACGCGATTCTAAGAAGCGCTTTTCTTATCTCAGGTTTGAGTTCTACTTTGAATTCACCGCACGAAGGATCATCGCAGACCGTGTCCCAGATATTCCTGTTAAGCAATCTATTCACTCTTGTCATTTGAGAGCCCTCATCGAAGAGTAAATATTGAAATGTATGTATTTTAGCTATCTAGAATAATCTTTGAGGTAGATTTAACACCCTCGACTGTTTCACCTTGGGACATCTTATAGATGCCTCTATATCCTGTTAGAAGCTCTCTATTCTCAAGCTCAAGAGCCAGGAGGCCAATTATCTGATTTATCTGGGATTGACTTACGCCATGCCTAAGAATTTCTAGGACTATCTCTCGAGACATAGACATTTCTTTTACCCATTTATCAGTATCATTTTCACCGTATTTCTTTATTTCACTCATCACTATCTCCTAAAAAGCTTTGACTTGATGACGAAGATATCCTATACTGGTCTTCATCTACAAATACCAGAAACTTTGCAAAAGTATCATCCTCATTTTCCTCGTAGGAAACTCTTACTTTTTCTCCCCACCTTTTTTCATCTAATATAAACTGTGCATGCTCCCATGCAGGAAGATCACAGCTATAGGATTCTAGAATTTCAACTAGGCGAGGTGGTAATCCGAACTTAATGTCTTTAATTTCAATGATAGACTTTGTTTCATCTTTTCCTGACGCAATCTCACTTTTGCAAACATCTACAACTTTGTGAATGACGCCGCAGTTTGGACACTGTGCCAGCTTTTCAACTACCTTATCGTTTTCAAGAATAGAAAAAACTGTAAACTTATGAAAAACAGGGTCTGGCTTGCCTCTGTACTGGGGCAGAATACAGTGGCATTGAATTAAATGCTTCTCAGCACTTTTCATTAAACTACTTGCTATGGCGTCTAAGAGCGTTAATTAGCAAGTCAGATTTCTCAATGAAAGCCTGATCTACTGAATCATTAGCAAGCTTACAAATTCCAGGAAGCTTTTCCTTGTCGATAGTCAGCATATTATTGTTGATTGCTGTATTGAAATTTCTTTCAATCTGTGCTTTTACCTCTTCGATAATTGCTTTTACGCTGTAAGTTACATCATTTTGCAAACTCATTTTTTCTCTCCTTAGTCATCTAAAACGATCGCAGTGTCGATAGAAGATAACTGCTTAAATAATTCATATCCATATTTGCATCCAATGTAAATTGAAGATGCTATCTGTCGTCCGCTACCTGGTATAATGCTTGATTCCGGAATATCGATTATCCCAAATCTAGTAATCGCATTGGCACATCTAAGTGCAGTATCAATTTTCTCAATTTGACTAAATTTTTCCTGTGACGTTTTTTCAGGCAGATTTATTTTAACCTGGTTGGATGTAAGCGAGGTTATTCTTCTTTTAAGGTAGTCATCTTTTAAATCACTCTCACCGAGCTGCTCTCTTATCTTTTCTGCCCTTGTGTTAGCAGAATTCTTGGATATAGAGCTTTTGATGCTTATCTTATTCTCAGTTATTACGACCTCTTCATTTGTGCTATCTAGGTGCTCGGGAGAAAATGAAGTAGATATTGTACCTGTCTGGAATCCGTAGAAGCATGATCCTGATGCGGCTGACATGTCGAAAATATCATTTATGGCTTCTTCTTCTTGGCTGGGCTTACAAAGCATTACATTAAATGTTCCGCGGGCGTTGTTCGCTATAATAGTTGAGACAACTTCAGGAGAGTATCCGAGACAGATAATGACTGCATTACCTTTTCTTTCTGCTAATGAAGAAAGTATTACATCTATTTCGGAAACTTTTTCTATAAAGCCTTCTATGCACAAGACAGAAACATCTTTTTTTGCCCACATGAAGTCTGACTGTAAAAGAAGGTTAGGGTCTGGTTCTATTTCAAAGATATAGCTGGCATTAGATTCTATAATGGGATTAGGAATATTGCTATGCTCAAAAGATAACTTTCCTGACATTCCTGATAATTTTAGAGACTCCAAAACAAGAGAAGATGTTGTTTTGTCAAAATTTATTTTTAGGTAATCCTCTAAGGTTCTCAAAGTTGGCCTAGACATTTTTTCCTGAATGGCATCAAATATGTCATCTACATCTTTTCTTATAGATTTTTCTTTATCTTTGATACCCATGCTGCTTAGATTATCAGATTTCCTGGTTAGGTCTATAAGCATTTTAATCATAGTAGAAGATGACATTGCAGATGTTTTTTCACATTTTAAGACGTGATTAATCACGATCTGCTTGAAAATATTTTCAGTTCTGTTTGCAGGTGAATAAGAAAGCAAAGAAAGAAGAATGCTTCCAGAAGTTCTTGGGGAATTAGACATTAAAAATGCAACCTTTGAGTTGCGCTCTTGAATACGAGTAAGAGCTTCAAGGTTTTTTAAGAACTGTCTTGATTCCTTCTTTAGATTTTTTCTCTCTACTCGGGATCTCATTTTTCCACGCGGGTTTAACCATCTCTCCAGAGATTATTGGCCGCAAATTTAATTACTTCTTCTGCAGAATCTTCATTGTAGCCGTAGTCTTCGATAAGCGTAGACACCATATCACCGTATTTCTTTTGCTGTTTATTATCGCGGGATTTTGACTTTGTAACAATTCTGGACATATCTTTTACAGATGACATCAGTTTATTCTCAATGGCTTCCTTGAGAGGGCCATAAGCTTTCCAGTCAATCTTCTTTTTAGCGCGAAGAAGAGTAAACATGTAAGTAGTAACATCAGATCTAAATCCGTCTCTAGCAGAGCCTGTAATGCCAATATTTTCCTCGATGGATTTCATGAAGTTTTCATCTGGCTCCATCTCTTCACGTGTCACCTTATCTTTTACTCTTGACTTATTAACATAAGCCTCGGCATGATCAAGGTAGTTATCAAAAAGGGCCTCTGCTTGTTCTTCGTAAGCACTTACAAAAGCCTTGGTAATCTCCTTCTCCAAGATCCTTAAGTATTCTTCATGAAGATCTTTTTGAAGGTATTGGAGATAGCGCTCTCTAGCTTCCTCATCGATAATCTGTTCTTTGACTTGCTTGATAAGGGAATCTCTAACTGAAATTGGGGTAACCATATTTCTATCAGAATCAGAAAGCGCTGAATCGATCGCTTTGGTGATGAAGCGTGTTGAGATACCGGTCATACCTTCATCGCGGGATTCCTCACGAAGATCTTTGATGTCGACCTTCTTGACTCTTCCCTTTTCGATGATGTCCTCCCCGTTATAAATCTTCATCTTAACCAAAGGATCAACTTTACCAGAAGGTTTTAATCGAGACATAACTGCAAACATCGATGCAACCTCAAGTGTGTGTGGTGCAATGTGGGCATCGAAATCAGACATCTTCAACATCTTCTGGTAAATCTTTACCTCCTCGTCAAGTTCTAGGCAGTACGGGACATTAACCTTGACGATTCGATCAAGTATAGCTTCATTTGTGTGTGTGGATTTAAATCGGTTCCATTCCGCTTCGTTGCAGTGTGCAAGGATGACACCGTCAAAGTAAATCATGGCACCTTTACCAGGAGAGGGAACTGCCTTCTCCTGTGTTGCCGTGATCATTGTGTGTAGAAATTCAATCTCATTCTTAAAGACCTCTACGAACTCAACGATACCTCTGTTACCAACATTAAAGGCCCCGTTCAAGGAAAGCACTCTGGGATCATCCTCGGGATACAGATCCAACTTCGAGATGTCCTCTGAGCCTATAAGAATTGAAGTATCTTGAGTGTTGGCATCGACAGGGGGTACAACACCTACACCTCTTCTACCTCTAATTGAGAAAGAGGATTGTTTTACAGGAAAATTCTCATATTTCCCACCAAACTCTTCTAAAAGTCGGTGTCGACATACAGGGCAAAGATCGCCTTCTATTTTAATGCCGAGCATTTCCTCAAACTTGCTGCGGAGAGAGCGAGGTACGAGATGTAGAGGTTCTTCTCTGATTGGGCAGCCATCTAAATGATAGATATGCTCTGCTCTTTCTAGGCCTCTTTTAATGTGTTCGATCAGGGCAGATTTTCCGGCGCCGACCGGGCCTAGGAGTAGAAGTACTTGTCGACTTTCCTCACCCTTCATAGCAGCAGAACTGAGGAATCTCATCACTTTTGCTAGAGATCTTTCCATGCCGAAGAAATGCGGTTGGAAATAGTTGTAAGTCTTTGTCTTTTCACTATCAAATAGGCGGCGGCATCTCTCATCTGTTTCATCTAGTACTTCAATACCGTCTTCTGCAAGAACATCAAAAAGTCTTCTATGAGCCAAGGCTGCAATCTTTGGATTTTTCTCAACAACTTCCAGATATTCTAGAAAAGTACCCTTAAAGGATACATCCTTCTTTTCAGATCTCTGCTGGCTAATTAAATCAGCAAATTTAGATTTAGTCATTCTTGATGCTCCACACTTTCAATAATACACACTAATATGTAGGAGTTTAAATCTCGAAAGGCTCATCTTCGATAACAGTAAAGAATTTAAAGTCATCGCCCCACAGGTCTAAAAGATGATCACATACATTGTGTGCGTAATCTAGATCTAGATCCCTACCATCATGCTCGTGTTCTAAAACCAGCGTTTGATCCTTTTGAAGCTCCTTGACATAAATATTTGGCAAAGAGTTAAGGCCTACATTTTTTATGAGATCGGATCTAATCTGTTTCCAGCCATCTTGATCCGATATATCGTCTATCGTCCATTCTTTTTTCTTTTTAGAGTAAGAGAAAAGATTAAGTTCTTCACATATTTCTTTGTTGAGATATGACCTGATAAAAGATTCGTCATTATGAGAAGACCTTGCTATAAAACATTCCTCTAGCCCTTTATTTTTCTCAATCCATTTAAAAATTGTGAATCCTAGATGATAGGGATTAATTCTTCCTACCATTGGCCGGAGAACCTGATTATGAAATTTAAGAAAAGACAAGTGAAACTCTTGCGGGAGATCAAGCTCTGACATTATTTTATAGTGCCAAAATGATGCCCATCCTTCATTCATTATTTTTGTCATTGCCTGCGGCATAAAGTACATTGATTCTTGACGAACAATATCAATAATATCTCTTTCCCAGTCCTCTAAATTTCTAGAATGTTTTCCTATAAATCCAAGAATATCATAGTCAGGCTCTAATGGGATCTTATTGATATCAAAATCTTCTGGGAGTTTCTCAGGTTTAAAGTTAGCAATATCAACATAGGCTTGCTTTATTTCTTGATGAGATTTTCGACTAATTCCAAACTCGCGATAGTTATGATACTTTAAAGCATGACATGCATCTATTACTTTTTCAACAGCTTCAACACCGATGTGAGGATTGTCAGAATATTTCTTGATCCTCTTTGCAGAATTACGAAACCTTGATATCACATTAGCTGCATCGGTATGCTTAAACATCCGATTATTTTTGAAGAAGTCGGAGTGACCAACGCAGTGTGCCATGATAAGAACTTGCAAAGGAAGAGGGTTCTCAGTCATCAAATACGATATCGAGGGATCGCTATTGATGATCATCTCGTAGGGTAATCCCTCCATGCCGAGGTTATACATGGTGTGTGTTCGTTCAAAGGACTTGCCGTACGACCAATGCTGGTAGTGAGTGGGCATTCCAATGTATGACATGTAACCGATCATATCATGATAGTCGCAAACTTCGTAGTCAATTGGATACCAGTCAAGGTTATATTTCTTGGCTAGCTTAACAATTTTTTCGTCCCATGCATGGAGTTCTTCAAATGTCCATCCCATTATTCTGATCTCCCACCAAAAAGCTTCTTAAATGAAGGCCAGATATCTTTAGCATTAACCATCTTTAAAGTCTTAAAAGCTTTGTCTACAAGTGGTTGATAAATTTCCCACATTCTAGAATTATTATTCTGGCGCCACTGTGATGACTCACCGTTAGGATCTATTTCACAAAAAGCGTAAAGCTGTGATATTGACTTAAGTTTCTTAGAAGCATTGAAAGCTTTTTCCTCATCTTCTGACCAGTTATCCCCATCTGAACAATGAAAAGAGTATATATTCCAATTGCTGGGGTGATATCTTTTCTCAACGACCTCGAGTGTAAGATCAAGTGCAGGTGAGATAAATGTTCCACCGGATGGTGCTAGACTGAAGAAATCATTCTCACTGACTTCTTTTGCCGTGGTTGTATGAGCAATAAATACAACTTCAACATTATCATATTTGTGTCGCAAAAACTGGTAGAGAAGAAAGAAGAAGCTCCGGGCAATGTACTTCTTTTCAGTACTCATTGAACCTGAGATATCCATAATGAAAAATATTGCTGCAGATGAGATCTCTGTTTCTTTTACTTTGAAATGCTTGTATCGAAGATCATCTTCATGAAAAGGAAATCTTTCATCTTCTTCTTCGTTAAAGGTCCCAGCTTTTTGAGACATTTTCTTTCGACGAATCTTCTGTTTAAGAGTCTCTTTCTTAGAGAGGCGCGGCCTAATACCTTTAGGCCGAACACCTTTTCTTCTAAAAGTGTCGGACGACAGAAACTTAAATTTCTTCTTATCTAGATCAGGAAGCTCAAGATCACTAAAGAGGTATTCTGCAAGCTCCTCTAATGTAATCTCTACGTCGTAGAACTCCTCACCTGGTTTATCCCCAGGCTTGTTACCTGATTTCTTGCCTTCCTTATCCTCAGCAATCTTTTGACCTCTGTGAATATCTTTGCCCGGTGCGGAACCAACCTTTTTAGAGTTGTCACCGTAGATAAATTGGTATTCTTTTATGCCCTTTACAGGAATCCGAACTTTTTTCTTACCATCTTGGCCAATAATGGACTCTTCGGCAACGATATTTCGAATACCTTCTTTTAAAGCTTTTTCAATTTTTTGCTTATGGCGCGATCGATCGGTGGCTGATCGATCTGCTATAGATTTGTGTTTTCTAAAAGTACTCATGGTCGCTTAAGGTAATAATACCCCAAAAAGCGCTTGAATTATAAGGATGGCGAGTGTCGAACCGAAAAGCCATTGCAATTTACTAAGATTGGACTGCCATATTTTGAGCCTATCTAGCTCTAAGTTATGAAGATCAATAGTTTTTACCTTGTCTTCAACATCTCTTTTCCATGAGAGGAGATCGTCAAATTCATCCATCTTATGCTGGGCTTCTTGGACAAATAGCCAACGCCTCTGAGATTCTGCCTCTAAGTCTCTTACACGGGATCGAACCCCACTCTCCGGATCATTAATGGTGTTATTCATAGCTTCTAAGGATTCTTTGACTTCGCCGAGCTGATCATTAGTATGCTGAACGTCTTGAACCAGTTTTTCAAAGCCACCATTAAGAACGTGTGAAGAACTAAGCAGGGACTCGATCTGAGACAACTTATTCAGTATAGCTGTGGGTAGCTCTGGCATTTTATTCTCCTCACAAATGTAAATATAAGCCGCTGGTGCTTTGTGATGCTTAAACCAGGTGACAGACTAGGTTTAAAAACTTCTTACAGGAAAAGAGAAGTTATAATTTTTAGCTAAAAAAATCTTAGTAAAATATCGATAAAAAGTAGAACAGGTACGCACCAGACTAGAAGAGAAGTATTTTTCTTTAGGGACTTTTGATTCTCACGCAGAAATTCAATCTCTCTATTTATCTTATCGATATCTTTTCCCATGACGGGCATATCATCGTTAGTTAAGACCTCATTGATCTTAAGTTTAATGTAGGCAAGTTCTTTTGCCATAGTTTGGGGATTGAATCTTCTACGTTCAGTCATTACCTTCTCCGCATTCCTTGCAAACTAAAGACATTGCACCCTCTGATATCGTGAGATTCCAATCATCTAGATGGTCATCGCTTGAAGGATCAAATTGCTTACTACAAGATGTGCAAGATTTAGGCATGTTAGAGATAAAATTCTCTACTTTTTCTAATTGTCTAGACATCTCTTTTTGAAAGATCTTCTCAGATTCTTTCTTCTTATTAATTCTCTGATATCTCTGTTTATCTTTTCTCTTTTTCTTAAGAGCTTTAGATTGTTTTTTGTGAGATGGTATCTTGCTCAAGGCTCATTCTCTCTTATTTTATAATTACAGAGAAAAGAGAGAACGTATAATTTTTTTATCTAAATCCAGGGCCAAATATGCCCTTAGAGAATCCTGGTCCATCAACTGCAGTAGGTTTCTTTTGCTCCATGTAAGCATCGTCACCCATCAGTCTTTCACCTCGAGGAATTTCACCAGAAGTTGCAGGATTAGGGATATCTTGACGCATACCCGCTTCTTTCTCATGAGCCCTGGGTTCAACATGCTGCAGCATTCTTTGAAGAAGAGCTCTGGCCTTGATTGGGCAATCACCAGCAGCGACCATTACTGCAGACATTAAATCTTCATGACCTTGATCATGTGTGTCATGTTGGCGGTGCATATCGCACATCTCTTGGAGGATAATCTTCCTCAGTTGTGTCGCATTGATCTTCATTACTTCTTCTCCGTAATATTAACTCTCACCCGCGGCGAGGAGCTTTTAACTTTAATACTTATAGGTTTTCCAGTGTTAAAGATTTCAAAAAGGGAATCATCAATCCCAGATAGATCTCCTAAAGAGCTATCCTGTGTGCCCGGATCGCTTGGTGTTCCCTGTGTTGGTGTTTTAGCTTTAGGATCAATCTTAGGCCTAGGTTTCTGACCCCTCTTTGCCTTTTCTTTTCCTACACCGAAATCCACCCCTAGCCCTCGAACCTTTTCGAGAGCATCATCAGAAGTTTGCTGGATTTTATCAAGAGCGCTTCCTGCTTCCCGATGTTCATCATTAGCTATCTTTCGATCTTCAGGAGAAAGATCAGCAATATTTTCAACATCACCATAATAATTCTCTACCAAATCCCAGACACTATCAGGAATTAATGGAATACCAACATTTTGGTGAAAGGAATATATTTCCGCTGGAGAAGCCCCGGACTTATCCTCAACAATCTTTAAATAATTTTTATGAGTTTCTTTGACAGCATATCGAAGTTGCTGTAGAGACATATCCACATTCCATTTTGGCATGACCTCATTATGTTTTTTATAAAAATCCGTTAGGCTATGGAGGTACTCAATTAGAAGTTTTCGAGCATCAGCACCCTCCGGAGGATTCATGACAAATTCATAGTTTTTTCTCTCTTCCTCGAGGCTGTCTGACAAGATGTACGTTATAATCCAGAAAGTCATCATCGCGTAGTAGCTACCCTGTATCACTAGAAATAGCTTTGCAGCACTTCTTGATGCACCTAACCCATAAGATCTGGACACTTTTCCTGATGATCGTAGGATCGAGGTCAACCCAGCCGCGAACATCTTTGTCCCACCAAACCCGCCAAAGAAATCAACACCGGCCATAGCTTTCTTCCAGGCAGGTAGATCACTGAACTTGATTGCATCATCTGCCCAGGGTACCATCCATAATTTAAACTCTTGATTAAAAATATTCTTATACCCTTCCCAGGCCTCCTCCCTCCATTTAAGAAGAATATCAAATTTACGCCACCTGTCGTCTCCGGCCGCTTCCCATCGTTCTTGAAATCTTTTCCACGCTTGATAAAAAGTTCTGTTAGCATTATTAAGGTTTTCCATAGCCTGTACCATCTCCCCGAGCTCGTCAGCTAGCTTGAGCACGTTCAGCTCTCCTCCTCCTGAGAGCCTGGACTGTCCCGACTTAGTGTATCTAATATCTGCTACTCTACCAGTTGCATAAACGGTTTCACCCTCTCCCAAGACAATGATCGCCGTTTGCCCATCTTGATTAATGACTACCCTTCCGGCCTCATCTACTAGAGGAAGATATAATTCTTCACCAGGCTTAATCTTGCCAGCATCTTCGGCTGCTTGAACTATCTTGTTTTCCATCTTGTTGAAGATCTTCTTGGTCTGATCTGCGTTTAGAACCACCACATTGCCATCTTGTATTCTTTTAACAATTGTTTGAATTGCTTCCAAATAAGGAATCAAAACCTCGGCGGCCGCCGGGTCCGATGCAATTGTCGTTCTGATACTAAGCACCTTCTTTTCATAGAACTCTCTCGCAGACGCATTATCGATGTTATTCTCCTCCAACCACTTTAGATCCTCGGGGTGTAGGGAAGAGGTCTGGTCGGCAGCATCAGCACCTCTTCGGGTTGCCGCCCGGGTACCCGAACTTGCTTTTCCTCCGCTTTCTTTCCACGACTTCATTGAACGACGTCGTCCTGTTGCACCGATACCTGCAGATCCCTCAATAACTCCGTCTTTGTCGATTGCCATGTAAATTTTAATGGGGGTAGGGCCGCTAGGAATAGGCTTTCCAGAAGCATCAATTAGGCCTTCCGGGAAATCTACGCTTCCGTCAAAAGAGATCCGTGCAGCTCCTGTAGAAGTTCTTCCATCCCCGAGAGGGACAGCTTCTCCTCTTCTTAGTTGATCCACAACAGATGCAATAACTTCATTCATTTGTTTTTCAAGCTGTGGGTTAGAATCAAAAATATTTCTAAAAATGACTTTACTGTCAAGTCCTGCCGCGGCCAATTTTCTAGGTAGTTCAAGATTATCGAGTACTCTTCTTGATCTACTAACCACGTCTGCAAAGTCGTCAAGTCTTACTAATTTACCAGCCGTAGAGAGGTGCTTCCAAAAGCTGCCTAATTGCCTTAGTACCTCGTTAAGTGGGTCTTTGCTTGTTTCTAGTTCTTCATTCAGCGAGCTAAGATTTAGTTTTATTTTCATTTATGTATCTCCGTCCCCGGTGTCCCTGAAGTCATCTAATTCAGCAGGGGTCAATGTTCGCAATGCATTTCGGCGTTCAGAATCTCTCTTTGATGACTTTCGGCGTTCACCAGGTTTATATCTTTCCATGCCCTCGTCTTTGAGAGCTTTAATAACTATCTGTGCAGACCTTGTCTCACCTTCACCTTTTAGCCAGTCAATCAAGTCGCCATCATCGGCTTCACCCTTTCTGGCAAGGTAAGTATTAAACTCTGCATAGAGCTCAGGAATATCACTTTTTCGACGATCTAGCACTCCATCGATGGCATCTTCATCTGTGCCCCAAGCTTCAAGCCATCCAGGTATAAGCTGTATATCTTCTCCTGCCATTGCTGTGTAAAGCGTGGCAGCATCATCGGATGTTTCTCCCGGAATCGTTCCCGGCGAGTATCTTTCTTTTTTATTATCTCTAAGGGCTTTTCGAACCATCCCGGCAACGTTTTGTAGTTTTCCTTCACCACCAAACTGAGTACCGCCCCAAAGACCCTTAGTCTCATCCTCTATCCAGTCGATAAGATCGTGATAGTATATAGTATCCCCGCGGCGCTCAGGAACCCGAGGTCCTTCTCTCTTCTCTACGGCCTTGCTGAACTCGTCATAGAGCTTGTGCAAGTCGTTTTTTCCACCTAGCTTTCCAGAACGTCTTTTTATGATATCTGCTACAATAGCTTCTCCGGAAGAACCTTCAACTCCCCAAGCTCCCTTTGAGGTAAAGCCATCCATCTCATCGTAGAGAATAGTAGCATCTGATTCTTTCTCGTAAGAACCGGTACCCGACGCTGCGAATAAACTAGGTGATTCAATATAAGCGAAAGGCTGGAGAATGTCATCTCCAATCAGGTTCGCAACTTGCCTTCTTAGATCTTTGCGAGTTTTTACTTCCGGAAGAAGAAAAAGAGGATATAGTGCTAATCCGAAATCTTGAAATTCATCAGAATCCCAAGATTGCAATAAAGACTCAGCCTCCTCAACGGCAATCATATCGGAAGCGGTCAGTAAAATCTCGAACAGCCAAACAGCTGCAGCCGGCATCGCCTTAGCAGTCGTACCACCACTAAGGACAAAGGCGCCGGCCATGACTATAAACCACAAAGTTAAGACGATTCCTATCTTTACTTTCATCACGGTCGACTTCCAGCTGAGCTCACCTTTATACGAATCAAATCCCTTTTGAGACTCACTTTTAAAGTCATTAAACCATGCCTTTGATGTGAGAGCATTTAAGTAAAGTTTTTTGACCGCAGTCTCTACTCCTGTACCTGATATAAGGCGCTTAGCTTCTGCTTTTAAAAAGTCAGGATCTGTCTCGCTGTTAAGAGATCTAAGTCTGTCATTTACAGATTTAGACGTATGTCTGCTAAGGGCTCTGGCTCTTTCATCTTTATCGGCAGATGATTTTACTGCTCCTGACGGCTTCTTTTTTGACATCCTTTTAAATAAAGTCTGGTAAGCTTTAGATGAAGAATCAAAGCTTTTCCCGACAGCCTTCTCCAGGCGATCAACTTTTTTATCACTTAGTCTTTCACGCTTGCTATTAAGGCCGATAACTGTAAAATTATCTTTCTCCGGGCTATACTCGTAGTCAAAGGGATCACCCTTCATAACATCCTGGAAATCTCCGCGGTCTGCAGAAAGTATGATATCGTTTTTTTCCTCAACCTGCTCGAGGAGGGTATTAAGAGAGGAGAGAGAAACCTTCATGCTTATTTTTTCCCGTTGATCTCATAATCCAAGTAGTGATATACAGAACCGAGATAGTCCGAGGCTTTAGTAATCTTGGACTCAACCCACTCAGGAAGGTCATCGGATTCACGAATCATGTGTTCGAGTTTCTGGGAGTATTTAGCAGAACGTCGTAACTGAGATCGAGCCATTGATCCTTCGTCATCGCTATGATCTAGATCGCGAACTTCTTCATCTTCTTTGGCCGCGGCCGCAAGATCCATTACAACGTGGTCTGATGGGACGTGAGACATACTCATATCTGGTGCACCACATCCACAATGTGCTTCTGAAATGCCACCGTTAGAAAAGCCAAGCCCGCCTGCAAAACGTGCTTCATTGATATCAACTTCACCTGCAGAATCTCTACCGCCCGTAGCATACCCAGCATATGTAGCTGCATTCTGAATGCCGGCAATAAGCTCATCAAAGTCATAACCTATCTCAACCTCACCGCGTTCTTGCCCTGGGTACCACCGTTGGATTTTGTGCATAACAGTAGTTAGATCCTCGTCTTTACCTATTTTTGGATGTCCCATTACGGCAGCTAAGATTTTATGTGTTTCATGGCGCTGATCGTCAGTTCCTGATTTCGTAGTTCCTGCTGTTTTAAAGACATCCGCCCATGCCTGGACTATTTTAGCATTTTTTGGCTGCTTGGCCCACCCATCTAGATCATCTTCTGCGGTAACACCTTGATCCTGTTCCAATAAGGCACGAAGGCTGTATCGGCGCTCTTTAACGATCGGTGTCAAGTCTTGGACGCGCGCCTGCGGTTTTTCAACATCTGCGGGGACATCTTCCGGGACATGCTCAAAATCATCTGAGAGTATTCCATTAACATTTGGATCTTCAACAGGTTCCACATCCGAAGGATGTTTCGAGTTGGCGACGTTTTTTCGATCTTTGAAAGCTTTGAGTTCTTCTTCAATAATAGCTCGGAGGCCTACTTCATTTATCTTCATTTTAAATCCCTTGGGCGACGCGCACTTGAAAAGTGCAGGTTTTCATATTTTAAATATGCAAAAAGGCTGCTATTATTATACAATCTTTAGATGAGAGAGGAAACCAGTCAGATCTCAAAGATTTTGTCAAATCTTATGCCGATCTCGCCCGGTAACTTTTAAAGACATTTTTTTATAGGGGCTTCGTATACACCCAAATCATCCCATTAAATCAAACCCGAACCAATCTCAACCCTCTCAGACCCCCTCTCAGGCTAAAACAACGGTCCACCCTCACAGTAAGATATAGTCATGGCAAAAAAGAAACGCAGAGTCATCACAGAGGGCGCGAGGCGCATGGGTCGCGGGAGCGAACGGGTGTACGCTTACACATTCTCCTCGTATCAACGCGCAGCCGGTCCCTATCCGATCAAGGTGGGCATGACGCGCGCAGGCAGTGCGGAGCGTAGGATAGCGCAGCAGCTCGGGGCGTCTAACGCGGAAACCCCCATCCTCCTATTGGAGATCTCATGCGAACACGCCTCCCTATTAGAGCGCTCCTTGCATAGCAGACTGAAGAGTAGGCATATAACGGATGTTCCCGGCAAAGAGTGGTTTCGTACGACTCCCGCGGAGATCACTCGACACTTGCGCGCGTTAGACCCTTCTCACGTAGAATCATTCGGTCAAGGGATGATGGTTTTAGTGGATTGGGTCTGGCGCTGCATATGCGCAGCAACCTCGGGACTCTGGCAGCTGTTCTCATGGATGTTTAGAATCACGACGAAGAAGAGCAGAAGGCGATGGAAGCGCCGTACTAAGCGAGCCTTAAGGCGCACTGAGGAGAGGGTAGTGAATACACTGGTGTTCGGGCTGTGTCTCGCGTGTCTAGCGGTGTGTGCTACTTAGAGATTACGAACAGCGCTGCGCCGTTGTGCCATTCAGACGTTTCGAATCTTGTCTTGGTCTGTTTAGACCAATCGCATGCGACCCACCCGTCTGGGGGCGTGTGAACCTCGACTTGCATGTGAATGTTAGCGCCTACCTGATCAAATGCCATATATGTGCCGTCGCGCGCCTTCTGCAAGTTCCAGTCATCGACTAAGACGATAGAAATGGGCGCCAGAGCGTCCCACGCTAAGACGATACCATCCTTCTGGTCTTCTCGGCTGTGCGGCCCATCAAAGAAGTAGATGTCGATTGGGCCATGTATGCCGAAATCTAGCTTTCTGAAATCTTCTTCATGTGAGTTGTGATTTGAGTTCTTGAAAATATCTGCCTGGCCTTTCCATCGGCCAACTACCTTGTAGTTCTCAATAAACTGCGCCTGAGGCCCACCGAACTCACTCCAGTTATCGCATGTCCACGCTGTGATATGCGGATTATTGTAGATCGCTGAGAGCCAGGTGCTTCCGTTCCACGTACCTACCTCCCCGTAAGTGATTCCCTGCCTAGAACACAAGTTATTGAGCAAGTGACGGTACATGTATCCTGACATACCGTGAAGGCTCAAGAGCTGGATCGCTTCATTTGTGGGATCGAGAGGGATGCTGCTTTGTTCTTTCTTAGCGCAGTGGAACGCCCACCGGGCGTGACGCATCGCTTCATCGACTGAGGTGAACCGACCGGTACCGTCTGGTTTTCTTAGATCGTACATTACATGTCTCCTGCTAGTACATGTGCTTAATTATAATAATTGTACCGTGCGAATGTCGGGCATGAAAAAGTTTTCGAAAATTTTCTCGAAGAGATTTTTGTGAAAATGGGCTTTTTAGTATTGAAAAAAGTTCCCGGAAAATTCTGGAGCAGAGTGAGTCTAGACTTAGGCCAAGCCCACCCCGGGTACCCCCTACACAGTTTGCGGGGGCCCCCTGCGCCTAGCCCCCTAAGGGCCCGGCGCCCCTAGCGCCCTGCGTCCAGGCCCCCTGCGTAGTACCCTCTGTCGGTACTAGGCTAAGACCAGCACGGCGAGCAGTGCGGCAACACCGACACCTAGGGCCAGGACACCGAACATGCCCACGACCACGCCGAACACCTTGACCGTGTTCTTCCACGCGTACACGATGAACGACCGTAAGAACGCCACCACGAACCACACCACGAAGAATCCAGCTAAGAGCCACAAGCCTTCCATGATCATCTCCTATTCGCTGACATTATATCACTCGCGATGCGCACTTACACCGCTGAGCAGGAGTATGGCCTTGTTCTGGCACCACTGTCCCACTAGCATCCCCCTACTGAGGAACACTCTCGCTAGTAGGAATAGGATCTTCGCCGCGATCTTTCTCATCACTTCTTATCTCCGTACTTCCGATCTCTCAACCAGGTTCTTACTCTTTCTTCTACCGCCTCGCCCAATATGCCAAGCACCACCGAAGCGGTGATGCCTAGCACGACGAAGAGTATTGCCTCTAGTCTGTCCATGATGTCTTAGTCGATACTTAGCGCATTGACCAGTTCTTCCTTGGTAAGATTGTGACGGCCAACGATGTTGCGTCGCTTAGCGATGCGGAGGAGGCTCTTGCGAGTCTCTTCGCGAAGTCCTTCCACGCTAGCCCGAGATGCCTCTTCCATGTCGATGTCTAGCTGGAGGTCCAACATCACGCGGTGAGCTTTGCTGTAAGCGCGCTGCGCCAGTTCCATCTGACGTTCCAGGTTGCGGAGCTTGTCCCACGCCTTCTCAGTCTTGGTCATAGCTGCACCGAGCTTGCCGATCTTAGCGGCCTTGGGACCTTCTGCGATCAGAGCCTCGTTACGGCTATCACGGAGCTGCCAGTTGCCAGTCTCAGCGTTGAATGTGTTTTGGAAGAATCCGTGGATCCAAGTTTTGCGTTCTGCGTTTGCCATGTTTGTTACCTCCCCAGGTATGTTGTTTGGCTTATTACGTCTTTATTATAACCGGTAGCTCGCCGAGTTACACCGGTGCTAGCACAACCTTTCGGTCTGCCGCATTTCCTCGTCGTCTTCCAGGTCCTTGAAAGCCCGGAAGTTAGGATTGGTGGGTTCGTCATCCGCATGCAGAGGCCGATCTCTAACATCTAGCGGGTAGCGATGAAAGCTGTCAGAGCTCTTATAGCTATCGTTCTGGATGGAGTCCAGCGCATCGATCATACCTTGCAAGGCGTCACAGGCCTGGCCACCTACGGTGGTGTTGGGGTTGACGTGCTTCATCAGGGCACGGATCTCTGATCGAGCTACCGCGAACTGGGTGTCAATGTTATTCAACGTCATCTCTAACTCCTTATCTTCGGAACTATTATAACTTACAGCTCTCGAAGTTACACATCTTTCACGTTGGAGATCTGAGTCACCTTGTCGGGGACGACCTCGATGTGAGGGTTGTTCATCTTCACCACCTGGTGTCCGCCGACGAACCACTCAGCTTCCTGGGCTTGAGCCTTGCCGATACCTACGGTCAACGTCTGCATCCAATGATCCACTGAGGTTACGATGCCTTCGGCGATCTGCTCCTCATACGGCTCCTTGAAGGGGTTGAAGAACTTGACCAGCTGTCCAGGATGATATCCTACGCTCTTATCAGTTTTGATGGCCATCTCTAACTCCTTATCTTCACGGCTATTGTACCATGCCCTTGCGGGAGTTACACCTAGTAACCAACAATGCTATAGCCTTGAGCACGAAGCTCAGCTTTCTTAGCCTTGATGCAATGCGGGAGCAT